TCGTCCACAAGCCGCCAAAACCACCTCAAATCCCGACCGCTGTCTGGATCAATCCACCAACCCATACGGAAGACGAACAAGTCTAAAGTCCAAACCACGCTGTCTCAAAGTCGTTGACACGTTCCGTGAAGCGTTCGACTCCGCCCTTGACCGAAAGCGAGTCTAATTCCCTGCTTTCGGTACTAGAAACCAATCCGGATACATACCCTCCCACATCGAATATGCGAGCACTGCTTGCCTCTAACTCTCCAAAATTCGCTTCGATACTCTCTCCAACCGTGGAGTTCTCCAGTTTTGCAATCGCCCGCTTCAACAATTGTAAGCGGGCTTTCATGGCATCTTGCGCACCGATAATTTCATGGCCAAAGACGCTAACGGACAGACCTAACGAGGCAAGTAGCCTAAGCATTTGCTCGTATTCCATCGAGGCGCGATTCTTTTCCTCAACCGTTTCTTCATACTTCTTAACCTCTTCAGCAAGCTCCTCGAGTTCTTCCAGAACAGTATCTTCGTCAACTTCCTGACCCTGATCGGCGTCTTCCGGTTTACTTTTGAGCTTCTCCTTCAGGTCTGCAATTATTGCGGAAGGTTTTCGGACTATAGACTCGAAACCTGGCTGATGTGCCGATGTCTTACGCCCACGTACAGATGCGATATTTTGCGCTGCCCATACCACCGCACCATGCACAAATTCTTGGAGTTCAGCAAAAGCGTCGTTTTCCATCAAGCCTTCACGGCTGGCGGTCTCCTCAAACAGGACATTTTTTGTTTCGGACAGTTCAACATGGCCAAAAAGGTTTCGGTTCGAAGCAACCACCAAGACACTTCTTCTGGCTGTATCGTAATCTAGCTTAAGCCAGTCGTCGTTTGGCTCACCATAGGGAAGTACCCTGAACCCATTGCGGTAAATTCGGACGCCACCAAACTGCCGCCCCATTTGACCAGCAGCTCTTTGGTTTATACCAACTAGGTATTCATTGTCGTAAAGAAAATATTTTGTCGTAAAAGATAACTCGCCTGTTAGAAGAAACCGGTTTTCTAGAACCAAATCTTCATTCAATCCGAGGGTCTTTGAAGCGACATTTACTCTAGCAACGCCTTTTTCATCGATAGTTCCAGAAATTGTCGCCAACGCATTAGATAGAAACGTTTTTTCGATCGACATTTCTGGAACATCAGAAAGCGCGTTACCATCGATTGTAACCCGAAACCCCGGATCAAGCTTAGGAGCTGAACCCACATCGCTTACTAAAGAGATTGGGAATGGAGGCTGAAGCAAGAGTACTGCTTTCCATACCCGTTGGATTGCAGCATCCTTCCAAGCATCTCTCAAATCGGAGATCTTCAGCGTTGTTCCATGAGCCTCTACTTCCTTAGAGAAGGTTTCAATTGCATTGAACACCGCTCCCAAGCTACGCCCCGGCGTGAACTCATTGTCCCAATCGAAAGTTACTCTGATGCCTTCGTCAGCACCTGCAACGCTTGTTTCCAGCACAAGATTTTTGCCAAGCCTTTGTACTGCGAAGCGACCGATTCCTTTCCTTCCCGCATAGGTTCGATTGAACTTCTCAGAGTGCCGAGTTCCAACCTTTGACTCCGTAGCGATGCGCATCCAAGCTGTTCGGATGACATCTAGAGTCATCCCAATGCCATCATCTGAGATGATTAAAGTACCACCTTCGTCGCCGCGTCCGGTGAATGTTAGCGAAACGTGGGTTGCATCTGCATCCTACGAGTTCTTGATTAGCTCAGAGAGAGCCGTATCCTGCTTAGCAACAAGTTCAAAACCCAGACGTTGAATGTGACCTGCGTCGACCGAGAATCGTACGCGGTCCGGATTAAGATCAACAAGCTCACCGCTGAGCCGTTCGATAAGAGCATAGTCAGGCGACTCTTTGGACGCTTCTGCCGCAATTTTTGATTGAATTTCTAGTTGTTTCAACTTCTTATTTAACCTTTTGGCCGTGCAGTATGATCCGCCAGCCATCTTGAGCCAAACGGCTTACTTGATTGATCTGCTTAATCTTAATCATGCGCGAGAGCCGGACGAGTGTCCATGCGGCAGCACTATTCGAGCTACAAATTACTTCTAGCAACGCCGCGCTCTGCCACGTCATAGGAGGCTCCAATTGGTATCCGTGATGTTTGACTTAACCCGTTAGCTAGCTTCGCATTTGCAGCGAATGACTGCAATGACGGGCCGCACCGCAGCATACAAGATCATTGTTGGAGGGCGGCTTTGGACCGGATGCGTCGCCCCCCCCTCCCATGGTTCCTCCCGGGCTCGATCCGTATACGGGGGGGCTTAGCGCGGCATTTCGCTAGCGCGTGGCTTTTTCACCGGGGAATCCACTTGGAAGCCACCCCGGCGGCTTTGCGGTAAATTGTGACTCAATTTCAGAACCTTACGCGACAGCATCGGTGGCCAGGGTGGATTCCTTTTGGAAGCCAGGGAATCCAGTTGGTGGCTTCTTTTGGCCAGCGTAGCCATCTTCGCAAGCCACCCTCCGGCCAGATCGGCAGAACACCTTGATTCCACGCCACAAAATGGATTGACATTTCTAGCCCCCTTGACGTACCCCTTGATCATCGAAGAATAGCGCCCGCAGGAAACCCCTCGCGGGCGCTTTCGTTTTTCCCAACATCGCTGACCCCGATCTTGTCGCTGGCCATGCTGCCAGTGCGCATTGGCATGTCCGCCAGCCCGAGAGAGCCACCCATGGACCTGGTCTTCGCGCCAAGCCAGATCGAGACCTGGCCGATCGCCCGGCTGCGCCCCTATGCGCGCAATGCCAAGATCCACGGCGACGACCAAGTCGCCAAGATCGCCGCCAGCATGGCCAAGTTTGGCTGGACCGTGCCCTGCATGGTCGCCGACGATGGCGAGTTGATCGCCGGGCATGGCCGGGTGTTGGCTGCCGCCATGCTGGGGCTGACCGACGTGCCGGTGATCCGGCTGGGCCATCTCGACGAGGCAGAGCGCCGGGCGTACCGCATCGCCGACAATAAGCTCACCGAGTTGGGCGAATGGGACGAGGCCCTGCTGCGCGACGAGATCGCGGGGCTGTTGGCCGAGGATTTCGACCTGTCCTTGCTGGGGATCACCGACGAGGATCTGGACGCCCTGCTGCGCGATCCGGATGCGCTGGGCGGCGACGGGCCGGTGGAGGGCGAGGATGACATTCCCGAACTGCCGGTCACGCCAGTCTCCGTGGCAGGCGACCTCTGGCAGCTCGGATCGCACCGGCTGATTTGCGGCGACAGCACCTCCGCCGATGTGGTCGCGCGACTGCTGGGCGATGTGCGACCGCTGCTGATGGTCACCGATCCGCCCTACGGTGTGGAATACGATCCGTCTTGGCGCAACCAGGCTGGTGCGGCCAAGACGAAACGCACCGGCAAGGTGCTGAACGATGACCGCGCCGACTGGCGTGAAGCTTGGGCGCTATTCCCTGGCGACGTCGCCTATGTCTGGCACGGCGCACTGCACTCTTCAACCGTGGCCGAGAGTTTGGTGGCGGCTGGTTTCGCAGCCCGGTCGCAGATCATCTGGGCCAAGGACCGCCACGTTCTCAGCCGGGGCGACTATCACTGGCAGCATGAACCCTGCTGGTATGCCGTCAAGAAGACCGGCAAGGGCCACTGGGCGGGCGACCGGAAGCAGACCACGCTCTGGCACATCTCCGGCAAGGATCAGGACGCCGCCACCGTCCATGGCACGCAAAAGCCCGTCGAATGCATGCGCCGCCCGATCTTGAACAATTCCAGCCCGGGTCAGGCGGTGTTCGAACCCTTCATGGGATCGGGCACCACGCTGATCGCGGCAGAAACCACCGGGCGGGTGTGCTTTGGCATCGAGTTGAACCCGGCCTACGTCGATGTCGCCATCGAGCGCTGGCAGTCCTTCACCGGTGCCAATGCCGTGCTGGCGGAAACGGACGAGACCTTTGCGGACCTGAAGGCAAAGAGGCTCGCGGCATGAACGCTCCAATCCTGCCGGGCCGGATCGAGCATTGGCCGATTGACCGGCTGCGCCCCTATGCCCGCAACGCCAAGACCCATGATGCCGATCAGGTGGCAAAGATCGCCGCGAGCATGGCAGAGTTCGGCTGGACCGTTCCGGTGCTGGTCGCGGCTGATGGCGAGCTGATCGCGGGCCATGGCCGCATCCTGGCCGCCGCGCACCTCGGGTTGACCGAGGCCCCAGTCATCATTCTGGGCCATCTGACCGAGGCGCAGCGCCGTGCCTACCGGATCGCCGACAATAAGTTGACGGAGATGGGCGGCTGGGACGAGGCGCTGCTGCTGCAAGAACTGCAGGCGCTGCTGGCTGCGGATTTCGACCTTGGGCTGATCGGGATCCCCGAGGACGAGTTGGACGCCCTGTTGGCAGACGCCGACGACCGCCCGGCGATTTCTGACGATGCCGCCGATGCAATTCCAGACCCGCCCGCCGAGCCGATCACACGGCCCGGCGACATCTGGGCGCTGGGCAAACACCGCCTTTGCTGCGGCGACGCCACCGATCCGGACGTCGTCGCCAGGCTGATGCAGAATGAGGCGGCCACGCTGATGTTCACCTCGCCGCCCTATGCCCAGCAGCGCGACTACGGCGCGGCCAAGGAAAAACTCGGCGATTGGGATGCGCTGATGCAGGGCGTGTTCGCCGCAGCCCCGATCACCAATGACGCACAGATGCTGGTCAATCTCGGCCTCGTGCATCGCGACGGTGAATGGCAACCCTATTGGGAAGGATGGGTGGAATGGATGCGCAAATCTGGCTGGCGGCGGTTTGGCTGGTATGTCTGGGATCAGGGCCCCGGTTTGCCGGGCGATTGGCAGGGGCGCTTGGCCCCATCGCACGAGTTCATTTTCCACTTCAACCGCGCGCCCCGCAAACCGCACAAAACCGTCCCGTCCAAGCACGCAGGCGAAACCTTGGGCGGCGGTGGGCTGCGCGGGGCCGACGGCACCGTCCACGCCAAAACCGGCACCGGCAACGCGATCCAGAGTCATCGTATCCCGGACTCGGTGTTCAGGATCATGCGCCACAAGGGCGGGCTGGGTGCTGCCGGATCGCACCCGGCCGTGTTCCCGGTGGCGCTGGTCGAGGCGGTGCTGACGGCGTTCTCGGATCCGGGCGATCTGATCTATGAGCCGTTCTGCGGCTCCGGCACGCAGATTGTCGCCGCCGAGCGCACTGGACGACGGTGCTTTGCGATGGAACTGGACCCGATCTATTGCGACGTCGCCATGCGGCGGTGGGAGATGGCGACGGGACGGACGGCCATCCGTGTCACCGAACAAAAGCGAGCCCCGCAACCGACACGACGCGCAGGGAAACGCGCATGAAACAGTCGCGCCGCATGTCGCTGATCGAGGCCGTCACGAATGTCGCGGTGGGTTATGTGCTGGCTGTCGCCACGCAGATCATCGTGTTCCCATGGTTCGGCCTGCACGCGAGCATCCGCGAGAACTTGGCCATCAGTGCCCTGTTCACCGGCATCTCGCTCCTGCGCAGCTTCGCGCTGCGCAGGCTATTCGAGCGCTGGCGGTAACACTCGGGATCAGGATGAATGGTGTTTGTACACGGTGCCGCGCTGATCAGCCTTCTCGGCGCTGATCTGCAGGCCCAGCTTTTTCTTGAGCCCTCCCGAGATCAGACCACGGACGCTGTGGGGCAACCAGCCGGTCGCCTCGACGATCTCAGAGATGGACGCGCCCTTTGGCCGCTGGAGCAGCGCGATGATCTGCGCCTGCTTGGTGCCAGCGCGGATGGCGACGGGTTTCGGGGTTTGCATCTCGGGTGTCGGCGCGGGTTCCAGCTTTGCCTTGCGCGCGCTGGCGATGGCGCTGGCCACTACCGGCTCGATGCCGATGGCTTGCAGCCCGGCTTCGGTGGCGATCAGCGTGGTGCCGTGGCCATCGCCGGTCTCGCGCCAGAGCGGCTCGCCTTGGCGCAGGTCGGCGTCGACCTCCTCGAGCCAGCCATTGGTGATCATTCGGGTGACAGCCATCTTGGCGGCTGCGCCATGCAGTCCATCGGGCAGCGGCATGGCGAGATTACCGGGGCGCGTTGCGGCGCGGCTGAGGATGATGGTTTGGGTGTCGGTGAGTTTGGGCATGGGGACCTCCGATGCTGGTCTGGCGGCGCGGAATACGCCGCCTTCTACCTGGTGAAGCCCGCCGCACTGGCGGGCCTTGGCTGGGCGGGCCTTGGCTGGGCGGGATCCGGCATTACTCAGCGTGTTCGCCCTCGCCGAAGGCGCTGTCGGTGATGCGTTTCAGCAGGCTTGCGTAATGCTCCAGCGTGCCGACCATGGCCCAGCCCGCTTCGTCGAGGGTGCAGTTGAAATGGTCATCGCTGAGCGCCTGCAGGCGAGCCAGCCTCTCGTCGATCTCGGCCTTTTTGCCGATGAAAGCGGCCAATGCGGCGTCCTTATTGCGCCGGGCCTTCTCGGCGCGCAGCTGGTGGCGAGGCGTGGTGATCGGGTTGAGGCGTGTCATCTTGGTGGCTCCTTACTTTTGCGCTATCGCTGCGCTGCTTGAGCGCGGTGGTGAGTTGCATCGTTTTCCTATGACAACCATCGCTCTGATCGGGCGATTGTCGTAGGCAATTCTGAGCAATATCATGGCCTTGCAATCACGCGATCCGGTCCGGATCGGTCAGCGCCGCCTGTTCCGCCTCATGGCGCTGGGCGGCGTCGGGCGGGTCACGGCGCGCATTGACGATGGAGACAAACAGCGCGCGGGCGATGGCTGCGACCTCGTCGGCCCCGGTGCTGGTCAGGTCTGCGTCATGGATCGCGATGGCCTCGCCAAGATCGGTCAGGGCTGAGAGCGTCGCAAATTCGGCCTCGGTCGGGTCGCAGGTTTCTGTGTCGCGGTCATGTTCGGACACGGCGACGCTGCGGCAAAAGCGCAGGTCAAACCCGATGGCACATTCGCGGCGGGCAAGATCGGCGAGCGTCTCGCCCTCAGGCAAGCAGTTGGGGGATAGATCGGTCATTCGGCGCTCCCTTCAGGGGCATGTGTTTCGGGGGCCAGTTCGACCCAAACGCCGTCCTGCCAGACGTAGAGGTGGCAAAACTGGCAAGTCGGGTGCGGCAGGATCACGGGGTCGCGGGGCCTCTCGAATGCCTCGATCCCGTCGGCCATTACCTGCCGGATTTCTTTCGCGGCAAGGATGTCCTCGGGCGTCCACGGTGCCAGCGCGGGCAGCATGTGCGACGGATAGCCGTCATAATGCACGTATGTGTGGGCCCATTCTTCGGGGCCGATTTCGATGGCGATTTGCGCGCGCGTGCTCATGTGGATCTCCGTATTGGGGGCGGCTCAAATGAGCCCGTGCTGTTTCAGGACGGGAACGACATCGCCCAGCTCGATGGTGAGGCAGTCGATCCCGATCCGGCCCACCATCTCGAAGACCTCTGCGTTCAGGTTCTGGTCGTTGAAATGGCCCTGCAGCGCGGCGACGCTCATGGCCTGAATGAAGCGGGCGCGGTCGATGAAGATGCGGGTCGTGTCGGTGGGGGTGGCGATGGTCACGGGCGTGTCCTTTCAGGATTGGGGTTTGGTGGTTTCGGTGACGCGGCGTCCGGCCTCAAAGGCTTCCTCGAGTGCGGCGCGGATCGCCCAGACGGCGACATCGTGGAAGTCGAGCCTGTCCCAGTTGCGGGTTTCCAGCGTCTCGATGCGGAACTGACGCTGGGCGATCTCAAGGAGTTGGGCGTCGCGCCGGGCGGGGGGATCAGGTTGCTTGCGCTTTGCCATGATCACTCCTCCCAGCGGTGTTCGGGGTGGGTCGTCCGCGCGCGGGCTTCCTCGCGCATCATCTCTTGGGCGCGTTCCATCTCGACCATCCCGTCGGCCTGGCTCATCCGCCCGGACATGACCTCGTCCATCACCCAGTTCACCCGCTCCTGCGCGGGGCTGGTGTGGCGGCGCCACCCCTCGCTCATCGAGCTGTGTCCCATCTTCTCTTGTGCGCTCATGGCTGTCTCCGATCCTTGTGTGCGAGATACGATGCACCCGCTTTCTGACACCATGAATCGCTCTATCGGGGAGTGTAATCAACTCAAATAGACAATATTTCCTGTTTATTTCCAATATCTTGAGGGTAATCACAGCGCCATGGAAGGTCTGTCTGAACGCGCCTATTCCGCCCATTCCGGCCTCTCGCGCGGGGCCGTGCAGAAGGCCCGCAAGACCGGGCGGCTGGTGCTGTTTGGCGATGGATCGATCAATGCCGCCGCCTCGGATGCACGGCGTGGGGTGATGACGGATCCCGACCAGCAAATGCGCTCGCGCGGTGGGCTGGGCGCGGGTGGTGATGGTCCGGGGATTGGCGGCAGCGGTGTCTCCGGCCCCGGCGACAGCACGTCCTACCTCAAGGCCCGCACGGCGCTGACGGTCTATCAGGCGCAGGAGCGGCAGCTCGCGATCCAGAAGAAAAAGGGTACGCTGGTCGATCGGGCGCGGGCCGAAACGCTGGTGTTTCGCCTCGCGCGACAGGAGCGCGATGTCTGGGTCACCTGGCCCACCCGCGTGGCCGCCCTGATGGCCGCGCAATTATCCGCAGAGATGGAGACAGCATCGGGGGTGCCCGTGACAATCGAGGCTGCGATCCTGCAAAGGGTGCTGGAAACCCATGTCCGAGAGCAGCTCGACGCCTTGGCCGACCTCCGGGTCTCGCTTGCATGAAGGAGACCAAGGCCAGAGCCTGACCGATAGTGACCTGAACGTTGATCTCGATCTCGCCTTTGACGGGGCCGAGGATATGCTGCGGGCTTGGCGTCGCGGAATGCGGCCCGACCCCGATCTGACAGTGTCGGAATGGGCCGATGCGCATCGCTGGCTGTCGTCGCGCGCGGCGGCCGAACCGGGGCGGTATCGCACCGCCCGCGCGCCCTACCTTCGCGAGATCATGGACGCGCTGTCGCCCAGCCACCCGGCGCAGCGTGTGACCTTCATGAAAGCGGCGCAGGTCGGGGCCACCGAGGCCGGCAACAACTGGATCGGCTTTGTCATTCACCACGCACCGGGCCCGATGCTGGCGGTGCTGCCGACGGTCGAGATGGCCAAACGCACCTCGCGCGGGCGGATTGATCCGCTGATCGAAGACAGCCCGGCGCTGAAAGAGCGCGTCAGCCCCGCGCGGTCCCGCGATGCGGGCAATTCGATGCTGTCCAAGGAATTCCCCGGCGGCATCCTGGTGCTGACCGGCGCGAACTCGGCGACGGGCCTGCGGTCAATGCCCGCGCGCTACATCTTTCTCGACGAGGTCGACGCCTATCCGGCCTCCGCCGACGAGGAAGGCGATCCGGTCACCTTGGCCGAAGCGCGCACCACCACCTTTGCGCATCGGCGCAAGGTGTTCATGGTCTCGACCCCGACGATCCGGGGGCTGTCGCGCATTGAGCGGGAGTTCGAGGCGTCCGACCAGCGGCGCTACTTTGTGCCCTGCCCGCATTGCGGTCATCACCAGTGGCTGCAATTCGAGCGGCTGCGCTGGGCCAAGGGCAAGCCCGAGACGGCGATGTATCACTGCGAGGGCTGCGAAAAGCCCATTGCCGAGCACCATAAGACGGAAATGCTGGCACGGGGCGAATGGCGCGCAACGGCGGTCTCAGAAAATCCGAATGCGATCGGCTTCCACCTGTCGGCGCTCTACTCCCCGCTTGGCTGGAAGAGCTGGGCGCAGATCGCACGGGACTGGCTAGCCGCGCAAGGCTCAGAAGAGATGCTGCGCGCCGCGCGCAATACGCTCTTGGGCGAGACCTGGACCGAGAGCGGCGACGCGCCGGAATGGCAGAGGCTGGCGGATCGGCGCCGCGCGTTCCCGGCGCAGATCCCCGCCGGTGGTCTGTTCCTGACCGCAGGAGCCGATGTGCAGAAGGACCGGATCGAGGTCGATGTCTGGGCCTGGGGTCGCAGTCTCGAAAGCTGGCTTGTCGATCACATCGTGATCCCGGGCGGGCCGGATGATCCTGCCTGCTGGGACCGGCTGACGGCCTTGCTGGGCCAAACGTGGACGCACCAGAACGGCGCGATCATGACGCTGGCCAAGCTGGCCATAGACACCGGCTACGAGTCGGCCGCCGTCTATGCCTGGTCGCGCCAGCAGGGCATCGCACAGGTGGCGCCTGTGAAGGGGGTCGAAGGGTTCAATCGCGCCACGCCGGTGTCGGGACCGACCTTCGTCGATGCGACTGTGAACGGGCGCAAGCTGAAGCGCGGCGCGCGGCTCTGGACGGTCGCCACGGCCACCTTCAAGGCCGAGACCTATCGCTATCTGCGCATTGAACAGCCCTCAGATGAAGATCACGCGCTTGGCGTGGCCGCGCCTGCGGGTACGATCCATCTGCCCGACTGGACCGACAGCGAGTGGCTGAAGCAGCTGGTGGCCGAACAGCTGGTCACCCTGCGCAACAAGCGCGGCTACGCCCGACAGGAATGGCAAAAGATGCGCGAGCGCAACGAGGCGCTGGACTGCCGGGTCTATGCCCGCGCCGCCGCCTGGATCCTCGGCGCGGACCGCTTTGACGAGCGGATGTGGCGGCAGTTGGAGAAACAGGCAGGGGTCGAGACCCTTACTGCCGCGCCCAACACTGAGCGCGAGAAACCGACATCCCCGCAAGCCGGGCAAATGACAACGCCAAGGCGGCGCGGCTGGAAAATCAGCACGCCCAGATACATGGAATGAGCAAATCCTGATGACCCTCGATGACCTCAAATCCCGCCACAGCGCCCTGCTGGCCGCGCGCTACAGCGGCACGCGCAGCGTGAGCTATGACGGCAAGAGCATCACCTATGGCTCGGACGCAGAACTGGCAGCGGCGGTTTTTGACATAGAACGGCGGATTGCTGCGCTGGAAAAGCCCGGCCGCCGCGTGCTGCGCCCTTTCGCTGTGAAGGATCTGTGATGACCGGCGCTCTGAACTGGCGGCAGCGCCTCGGTGCCTTCATCGGCGGGTTCGATGCCGGTCAGCATCACCGCCGTCTGCGCGGCTTCCGCGCGACGCGGGCCCATGTCAACGCGCTGATTGCGGCCTCGGGGCCCGACATCACTGCCCGCGCCCGCTGGCTGGTGCGCAACAACGGCTATGCGGTGAATGCGGTGGAAAGCTGGGCGGCCAACACTGTCGGCGACGGCATCAAGCCGATCTCGAAGATCGGGGATGCGGCAAGGAAGGAGGAGCTGCAGCGCCTCTGGCTCGCCTGGACCGACGAGGCCGATGCCGAAGGGTTGACCGATTTCTACGGGCTGCAGCGGCGCGCCGCCCGCGAAGTCTTCATGGCCGGTGAGGTGTTCTTCCGGATCCGGATGCGCCGCGCGGGCGATGGGCTGAGCGTGCCCCTGCAGTTGCAGATGCTGCCCGCCGAGATGCTGCCACTGGAGCAGACAGGTGTAGCCGCCAATGGCAATGCGATCCGCCAGGGGATCGAATTCGACCGGATCGGGCGGCGCGTCGCCTATCACTTCCTGCGCCGCCACCCCGGCGACAGCACCGATCCGGGGCTGGCGGGCGAGATTGTGCGCGTGCCCGCCACCGAGGTCATCCATGTCATCGACCCGGTCGAGGGCGGCCAGCTGCGCGGGGTGTCGAAACTGGCCCCTGCCATCGTGAAGCTGTTCCTGCTCGATCAGTACGACGATGCCGAGCTGGACCGCAAAAAGGTCGCGGCGATGTATGCGATGTTCGTCACCTCGCCTGCACCCGAGAACCCGCTGGCACCGGCCGAGGACGATGGGCCAGACGGGGTTGAAATCAGCCCCGGTCAGATTGTGCGGCTGGATCCGGGCGAAGACGTCACCGTCGGCCAGCCTGCCGACAGCGGTGGCACCTATGAGCCGTTCCAGTACCGGACACTCCTGCAAATCTCGGCCGCCCTCGGCATCCCCTATCCCTACATTGCCAATGATATGGTGAAGGGCAACTTCTCGAACTCGCGCCTCGCCCTGATCGAATTCCGCCGCCGCGTCTCGGGCTGGCAGCATGCGGTGATTGTGTTTCAGCTCTGCCGACCCGTCTATGCGCGCTGGATGGATGCGGCCGTGCTGTCGGGCGCGCTGGATCTGCCCGGCTATGAGGGCAACCGCACCCGGCTGCTGACCGCCGACTGGCTGCCCACCAAATGGGACTGGGTCGATCCGCTGAAGGACGCCAATGCCGAGATCGCCCAGATCGAAGCCGGGCTGAAGTCTCGCACGCAGGCCATTGCCGAGCGCGGCTATGACGCCGAACAGGTCGACCGCGAGATCGCCGCAGAACGCGCCCGCGAGCGGCTGCTGGGCCTCGACTTCCGCCGCCCCGGATCGCCTGCGCAGGGCGTGCAGGCAGTGCCGGGCCCGCAGCAAGAGGACGGGGGCAGAGACGATGACACTGACCAAACCGATGAAACCGATGACGCGGAAGACCGCCCGCGCACCGAAGAGGACCGACCCTGATGCTCCATGCCCGCATTGCCGCGCGCGCTTTCAATACGCCGTTGCTGGTTGAACCTTCCAAGGCCATGGCGTTTCTGTCCGGTCTTGGGCCGCGCATTTTGGGGCGGCGGGTCGAGCTGGGGGACCATGACCTGCCCGATGCGCCCGGCACCACACTGCCCGCCCGCGCCAGCATCCGCGCCAGCATTCTCGCGGGTGGCCTGACTGAGCACTATCGTCAGCATGGCGACGCACCCTATCCGGTCGTCGATGGCATTGCCGTGATCGAGATCGCGGGCGTGCTGATCCATCGCGGCGGCTGGATCGGGCAGTCCTCGGGCCAGACCAGCTATGAGGGGATCGCCGCCCAGATCGAGGCGGCGGCCAACGACCCTGCTGTGCGCGGCCTTGCATTGGACATCGACAGTTTTGGGGGCGAAGTCGCGGGTGTTTTTGACCTTGCAGATCGCATTCGTGCCATTCGCGGCATCAAACCCGTCTGGGCTTTTGTCGCCGAACACGCCTTTTCGGCGGGCTATGCGTTGGCGAGCCAGGCCGACCGCATCCTGCTGCCGCGCACCGGGGCGCTCGGCAGTATCGGGGTGGTGGTGCTGCATGCCGACATGAGCGGCCAGCTCGATCAGGACGGGGTGCGCGTGACGCTGATCCATTCGGGGCGCCACAAGGTCGACGGCAATCCCTACCAGCCTCTGCCCGAAGCAGTCCGGAACGATATCCAGCGCGAGATTGATGTGCTGCGGTTTCTGTTCGCCGAAACCGTCGCGGCTGGTCGTGCTGGCAGGATCAGCCATAAGGCCGCGCTGGCAACCGAGGCCGCAACCTATCGCGGGGTCGATGCTGTTGCCGCAGGTCTTGCCGATGAGGTCATCGATCTGGCGCGCGGCTTCGCTGGTTTCCGGCAGATGCTTGCACGCACGCCGATCCTTTCGCCCTCGCGCAGCCAGCGCGTGGCCGCAATTAAGTCTCTTACATCAACCCAACCCAGACAGGAGGCACACATGGCCAACGAGAACGAGCCCGAAGACCGCCCGCAGGACACCGAGATCGGAGTGACTGATATCGACGATCACGACTCCGCTGCTGCCGATGACACACCTGACGTTCCGGCTCCGTCCCCAGCGGCGGCTGAACCGAGCGCTCCCACGGCTACGACAGCACCAACTTCCAACCTGGCCGAGCTTTCAGCACAGCTTCGTGAGGCGGCGGCAGAGATCGCCGAGATTGCCGCGCAGGCGGGTCGCCTCGGGATCGCGATCGACGCGGCCAAAGCGCTCCGCGAAGGCACCGCGCCCGAGGCCCTGCGTCGGCTGGTGCTGGAACGCGCCAGCGCTGCCGCAGATGCCCGCGATATCGTCGCCGCCCCGCCCTCGCCGGTCCTGCCGCAGGCGAAGGAAAGCCCGATCGTGGCCGCCGCGAAACGCGCAGCCGCATCGGGCAACCGGGCCTGATACTGGGCCCGATACTGGGCCCGATACTGGGCCCGATACTGGGCCCGATACTGGGCCTGACACCGGGCCTGACACCGGGCCTGACACCGGGCCTGACACCGGGCCTGACACCCGGCCTGACACCCGGCCGCTGTCTCACGCCACTGTCAACGTCTTCAATCTGTTCACAGCCCTGACCCCTGCTGAAGGCCTCGGCAGGGGCGTTTTCTTGCATTTTTGAAACAGGACCCCCGCCATGACCGTTCTTCACCAGCCCGCCACCATGGGCGATGTCCTCAAATACGAGGTCAACCCGAACTACACCCGCGAGATCATCACCCTTCTGCAGGGCATGCCCTATCCAGTCGGCTCTGTGCTGGGCCGCATCACTGCCAGCGGCAAATACAAGCTGGCCACGTCAGGTGGTTCAGATGGTGCGCAGACCGCCGCGGCTGTGCTGCTTTATGCCGTCGATGCCACGCTGGCGGATGCGACCGGCATCGTCATCGTGCGCGGCCCCGCCATCGTCTCGCGAGCAGCCCTTGCCTACGACAGCACGGTCGATGACGCGGCCAAGATCACCACCAAGATCGGCCAGCTCGCAAGTCTCGGCATTCTGCCACGCGACACCGCCTGATCCGGTCCCGCTCACCCTTTCTCACCCATTCCCCGGAGTTCCCCATGACCATCACCCGCAACCCGTTCGACGCGGGCGGCTATTCGCTGTCCGAGATGACGCAGGCCATCAACATCCTGCCCAACCTCTACACCCGCCTCGGCCAGATCGGTCTCTTCCGTTTCGAGGGCGTCAGCCAACGCTCTATCGTCATCGAACAGCGCGAGGGCGTGTTGAGCCTGCTGCCCTCCGTCCCGCTCGGCGCGCCCGCCACCGTCGGCAATCGCGAAACCCGCTCGATGCGCAGCTTTGCCCTGCCGTGGATCCCGCATGACGACGTGATCCTGCCCGCCGATGTCCAGGGGATGCCTGCGCTGGGGCTGTCGGATGCGCCTGATCCGCTGGTCGAGGTGATGAACCGCAAGCTGACGCTGATGCGGCGCAAGCACGCCCAGACCCGCGAATATATGGAGATGAACGCCCTGCGCGGCATCGTGAAGGACGGGGCTGGCACCACGCTCTACGACTACTTTACCGAGTTCGGACTGGACATGATCTCGGTCGACTTCATCTTTGGCACGGCGGGCACCAACATTCAGGGCAAGGTCCGCGCGACGCTCCGGGCCATCGAGGACAATCTGATGGGCGAGACCATGACCACCGCCCACGCGCTGGTCAGCTCGGAATTCTTCGACAAGCTGATCAGCCACCCCAAGACCGAGGACGCCTACAAGTTCTTCTCGGCCACCGGCGGCCAGCCCCTGCGCGAGGATATGCGCCGGGCCTTCCCCTTCGCCGGCATGCTGTTCGAGGAATACAACGGCTCTGTCACCCTCTCGAACGGCACGTCCGAACGGCTGATCCCGACCGGCGAGGGCATCGCCTTTCCGATGGGCACCTTTGACACCTTCACCACCTATGGCGGCCCCGCAAACCTGCTGGAAACCGCCAATACCATCGGTTTGCCACTCTATGCCCGCCAGATGATCGACGCCAAGGGACGCTGGATCGACCTGATGACCGAAGCCTCGATCCTGCCGGTGAACAAGCGCCCGCGCCTCGCGATCCGCCTGCACAGCGCGAACTGATCGATCAGGTCATGTCCCTCTTTGCAGACGCCATCGACACTCTCTTCGCCGATCCAAACATCGCCCGCGATGCGGTCTATGTCGCCGACGGTGGAACGCCCGTCCTTGTCCGCGTGACCCTGCGCCGCGCGGACGACATTACTGCGTTCGGCGATGCGCGGCTCTGGTCCGAGACCACCCGCATCGACCTGCGCGTGGCCGAAGTCCCCAACCCGCGACCCGGCGATAGGGTCGAAATCGACGGCGAAGCGTTCCTCATTCAGGGCGAGCCGGTGCGCGACCGCGAGCGACTGATCTGGACCTTGGACCTGCGCCCGGCATGAGGTTGAAAATCGACATCGCGCCGGACATCGTCGCCCTGATGGCCGCCGAAGTCGCCGCCGGTGAAAAGGCGGTGTCCGCCGCCATGCGCGAGGCCGGGACCGGTCTCAAAACCGCATGGCGAACACAGATCACCGGCGCGGGCCTTGGCACGCGGCTCGGCAACAGCATACGCCTCGCCAACTTCCCCAGGTCCAGCGACAGCCTGAACGCGGCGGCGCTGGTCTGGTCCAAGGCACCGGAGATCATGGGCGCGCACGACACAGGCCCACTGATCCGGTCCAAGAATGGCTTTTGGCTGGCAATCCCCACCCCCGCAGCTGGGAAAAGCAACAAAGGTGGCCGCATCACGCCCTTTGAGTGGGAACGCCGCACCGGCTTGCGCCTGCGGTTCATCTATCGCCGTCGCGGGCCAAGCCTGCTGGTCGCCGAGGGGAGGTTGAACACCAAGGGTCGCGCGGTGGCATCCAGATCAAAGACAGGACGCGGCGTGGCAACCGTGCCGATCTTCCTGCTGGTGCCGCAGGTCAAACTGCGCAAACGGCTGGATCTGGCGCGGGATGCAGAGCGGGCGGTGGACGGCGTGCTGGGGCTGATCGTGGCGCATTGGGTAGAGGCGAGGCGGTGACCAATTTTGCGGTTGATGGGACTTCGAAGATATTGCGGGAAAAGAGACGAACGGCTTGCTGCGGACCTTCGTCGACGGTGCAGCTAACGGAAGCAGTGAGCCCAATGTATCAGTTCATAGTCACCCCCATTTGCCACATAAGTGCAAAACCACCCATCTTGCACCAACCCCGCAAACAAGGCCCATCGAAAGGAGTAGCTAATTCCTTAACGACGGCATAGCGTTCCAATCTAGGTCCAGCAAATAGGCCGCAACGAGGAATAGACCATGCCTGTATCTCTTCAAGTTCTCTATCCAACCGACAACAACACCACGTTTGATCACGAATACTATGCGGCCAAACACATGCCAATCGTCGATGAACACATGGGGCCCCATACGGATAGTGTTCTGATTGTCAAAGGCTTGGCAGGTGGACCCGATGTTCCCGCTGGTTTTCATGCGATAGCGACTATGACGTTTGCGGATCAATCTGCGCTGGATTCCGCGATGGCCGCAGCCGGACCTGCGCTTGAAGACATTCCCAATTTCTTTAGTGGGCAGCCGCTAATGCTGATAGGCCAAGTCCAAGGGTAATTCCCAGCTCTGACCGAACAAAAAGTACTGCATTCACTTGGAGCTGACGCAGTGATTTTCGTTGGCTCCAGCCAAAACCCAGAGTCTTCATAGCTGTCCGCTTTGTCCGCATCTTACCAGTTCGCGACTCGCGCGGCGGAGGGCAGCTTTAGCCCATCGCGTCGCACGATGCGTTCGAGCTTTTCCGTTCTGAATTTATCTCCAAACTGCTGCCGCGTTGAAGAAAAACAGACTGAGCCAAAATGCCCACCACCCGCGAATCTGTCCTCGCTGCGCTGCATGCGCGGCTGCAGCCGCTTGCCGCCCTTGTTTTGCGCGATGAGGTTCTGCCCGAGCGAATCCCGGCAGCGGGGCTGATCATCCTGCGCGACGGCCAGCCGGGCGAGCCGGAGGTCACGCTGTCGCCGCTGCGCTACCACTATCAGCACCAGGCAGAACTGGAGGTCGTCGTACAGCCTGGAACCGGACGGGCCAGCGCCTTCGACACCCTGATCGCCAGCATCGGCACGGCGCTGGAAGCCGACCGCACGCTTGGCGGCCTCTGCGACTGGGTTGAACCCGAAGCCCCGGCCTCGGTCGATCTGCCCATCGAGGGCGCGGCGGTGCTGAAGGCGGCGGTGATCACGCTCAATCTGCACTACACCACCACCGGCCCCTTGGCCTGACACCCCCAACATCAAGGAGACCCCCATGGCACGTGCGCAAGGCGCGCGGGCGCAGATGGCGCTTGCGTTCGAGACAGTTTACGGCACCCCGCCGGTCGGCGGTTTCACCAAGATGCCCTTTGCCAGCACCTCGCTGGGATCGGAACAGCCGCTGCTGAACAGCGAACTCTTGGGCTATGGCCGCGATCCGCTGGCGCCGATCAAGGACGCGGTGACGGCGGACGGCGATGTCGTGGTGCCGATCGACGCCGAGGCTTTTGGCTTCTGGCTGAAGGCTGCCTTCGGCGATCCAACCACGACTGGCACCGGCCCCTATACCCATGAGTTTCAGTCTGGATCCTGGACGCTGCCATCGATGTCGATCGAGACCGGCATGCCCGAGGTGCCGCGCTTTGCGATGTATTCCGGCTGCGTGCTGGATCAGCTGTCCTGGCAAGTACAGCGCTCTGGCCTGCTGACCGCTACCGCGCGGCTGGTGGCGCAGGGCGAGGCCATCGCCACATTGAGCGGCGCTGGCACGCCTGCGGACCTGTCGCTGAAACGCTTCGGGCATTTCAACGGCGCGATCACGCGAAACGGCTCTGCGCTGGGCAATGTGGTGTCTGCCGAGATCACCTATGCCAACACCCTCGACCGGATCGAGACCATCCGCAGCGACGGCAAGATCGATGGGGCCGACCCGTCCATCGCGGCGCTCACAGGGCGGATCGAGGTGCGTTTTGCCGACAGCACGTTGGTCAGTCAGGCGATCAACGGCGATCCCTGCGAGATCAGTTTCGCCTATGTCCTGCCCTCGGGCGAAAGCTTCACCTTCACCGTCCATGCCGTCTATCTGCCGCGCCCCCGGATCGAGATTTCCGGGCCGCAGGGCGTGCAGGCGACGTTCGACTGGCAAGCCGCCAAGGCGACCTCCCCCGCCCGCATGTGCACCGCAACCCTGATCAACGATATCGAGGCTTACTGATGATCCGACTGAACCTGACCGCCACGCCCGAGTGGCTGGAGCTTGCCCCCGGCCTGCGCCTGCTGGTCGCGCCGCTGACCACCGCGCTGATGGTGTCTGCCCGCGCCGATGCTGCGCTCGAGGCCTTGCCCGAAGATGCCAGCCAGGAAGAGCTGGCGCTGGTCATGGCCAAATCCGTGGCCCGTCGCGCCGTTCTGGATTGGGAAGGTGTCGGCGATGACGCGGGCAATCTCATCGCCGTTTCGCCCGAGGGCATCGACGCCCTGCTGGAAATCTGGCCGGTCTTCGAGGCGTTCCAGACCCAATATGTCGCGCGCGGCCTGCTGCTGGATCAGGAAAAAAACGCCTCCGCGCCCTCGCCGACTGGTCCTTCGGCGGCGGCGACAGCTATTGCACGGCCTGCGAACCCTACGAGGGCCGCGAGCGCAACTGCGCCGACTGCCCGGCCAGACTGAACCAGCCCCAAACGCAAGACGGCTGGCAGGTCTGGGATCTGGTCGGTCGCCTTGGTGGGCAGCTGCGCGTGACCCAAGGCGCTGTGCTGGGCTGGGATATGGGCGCGGCCCTCGCCATGGCGAAAGCCCTCGGCATCGACACCCTGATCGCCGCTGAACTGCTACCAGAGATCGAGGCAGTCATGGCCCGCAAGCTGAATGAACAGATGGCCGAAACCGATCCCGGCCACCTCAGATCTTGATCTTTTCGATCAGGGTAATGCCGGGTAATCCCTCGAAATGTTTGTCGCAAGTCAAGAGCGTTGCGTTCTGCGCCCGCGCCGTCGCGAATATGATGGCATCGGCGCTGGCAAGTTTGTGGACCCGGCACGCATCGGCCGCCGCAAGGGCGATTTCAGTGTCGAGCGGGACGACCTCGCAGACCTGCGTATAGGCGATCACCTGATCAGCTTTGTCCTCACCAACCTCACGCGTCAGCCATTTCGTAAGTTCCATCTGCACCATCGTCGGTACCAGCCAGTCAGCCTGATCCGGTAGATGCATGGTCAGTTTCTCGCCGGTGGGCGATCCCATCAGCCATTCGATCCAGGCTGATGTGTCGACGAGAATCATCCGACCCGGTCCTCGCGGTCACGGTACTCGGTGGCAGAGGCGCCGCGCGCAAGACCCTTCAGGGCGTCGCGCTTCGGGACCGGGACCAACAGAACGCCGGTGCCCTTGGGAATAAAGGCAAAGGTCAGCCCTGCTTCCCAGGCTTGCGCGCTGCGGATCGCCTTCGGGATCGAGATCTGGAACTTCGAAGAAAGGGTCGCGGTCTCGGACATGATCATACAACTCCACGATCGATGCGCAAAACGTAAGATGAATCCATCGCAATTTCAAGGACGCTGAGTCATGACAGAAAAACGCGTATCCGTGCGCCTCGTGGCGGAAGGCGGCCGCCAGGTGCGGGCCGAGTTGGAAGGCGTCGGTGAGGCCGGGGCGCGCGGCTTTGGTCGGCTGTCGCGCGAGATGGATCTGGCGAATGCCCGCGTCGCGGCCTTCGCCCGTCGCGCCACGCTGGCGGCCGCAGCGGCAACTGCTGCGCTGGCCGCTGCCGGGGCCGCGATGATCCGCTCTGGCCTGCAAACGGTGGATGCGCAGGCCAAGCTTGCGGCCTCGCTCGACACCACGGTCGCCAGCATTCAGGTGCTGGACCGCGCGGGCGATCTGGCGGGCGTGTCGATGGGTCAGGTCGAACAGGCCACGGTGCAGCTGACGCGGCGGTTGTCACAGGCGGCGGCCGGGACCGGGCCCGCCGTGGACGCCCTGCGCCGCCTGCACCTCACGGCCGAAGACCTGCAGCGCCTGCCGCTCGACCAGCGCATTGCGGCCATTCAGGAGGCGCTGGGCCAGTTTGTCCCCGAGGCCGAGCGCGCGGCTGTCGCTTCGCAGCTGTTCGGCGACCGCGCCGCACTGGTGTTCACGCGCATCGACACGGCGACCTTGCGGCAGGCTACGGCAGATGTGCAGGATTTCGGGGTGGTGGTCAGTGATCAAGACGCCGCGCAAATCGAACGCACGAATGATGCGATCTCGCGGCTGGGGCTGATCTGGCGCGGGGTCTCGAACCAGCTGGCAGTGGCGGCGGCCCCGGCGCTGGAGGCGGTGGCCAATGCGCTGGCCAGCGTCGCGCGCACGACCGGGCCGGTCGGGATCGCGATCAAGGCGCTCTTCGACAATATTGGGCGGCTGACCAGCTATGCGGCCACCTTCGCAGGCCTCATGGCCGGGCGCTGGGTGGCCGGGCTGGCGGCGGCGGCCCTGTCCGTGCGCGGGGTTGCCACGGCGCTGGTGGTCCTGCGCGGCGCACTGATCCGCACCGGGATCGGGGCGCTGATCGTCGGCGCGGGTGAGTTGGTCTATCAATTCTCGCAGCTGGTGACCAAGGTTGGCGGGGTTGGAGAGGCCTTCCGGCTGCTGGGTGATCTCGCCAAAGAGGTCTGGTCGCGCATGGGTCTGGCGCTGGACAGCGCCTTTGCCAATATGTCCGCAGGCTGGGAGGGGCTGAAGGCGTCCGGGCTTTCGGCGCTTGAAGGCACCATCGCAGGCGTTGTCAGCTTCGGCGACCGGACAGCGGCGATTTTCCAGGGGGCCTATGATGCAGCGGTGGCGATCTGGGGCAGCCTGCCCGGTGCCATCGGTGACTTTGCGTTTCAGGCGGCGAACGGGCTGATCTCTGGCGTCGAGGCCATGCTGAACGGCGTGGCCATGCGCATCAACATGTTCATCACCGGCCTCAATGCCGCGCTGGACCTGCTGCCCGCCTGGGCCGTGGGCGAAGACGGCGTCCGGATCGGCATGCTCGACCCGGTGGACCTTGGGCGGATTGAAAACCCTTTCGAAGAGGCGGCCACGACCGCCGGAACTGCGGCCGCAGATGCCTTTTCGGCCGCCCTGTCACGCAGCTATCTGGAACCGCCAGACCTTGGCCTTGGCGCAATGGCCGACGACGCCCGCGCCCGCGCCGATGGATACCGTGAGACCGCAGGCATGCTCGCCGAGGCCGCAGGTCAACCGCTGGCCAGCTGGCAGGCGCTGCGCGACGCGGTGTCGGGCAGCGGGACCGAGGCCGAGACCGCGCTGGCCGGTGCTGCTTCTGTCGCCACCGCGCTGGGCGAGGACCTGGACGACACCAGCGGTGCCGCAGGTCGCGCCGGGGCGGCTGGTCGCGCGGCGGGGGCAGCAACGGCTGAGGGCGCGGAAACCGCCCTGACCGGCTGGGCAGCCGTCACCGCCACCCTCGCCAACTATGCCGCCAAGGCGCGCGAGATTGGCGGGGATATCGGACAGGCGCTGGTCGGGGCCTTCCAGAGCGCCGAGAATGCCGTGGCCACCTTCGTCAAAACCGGCAAGCTCGATTTCCGCGACCTCGTCACCTCGATGATCGCCGATCTGGCCAAGCTTGGCGCGCGCAAGTTCATCCTCGGACCGATCGCGAACGCGCTCGGTGGGGTGCTTGGCGGCGCAGGTGGCGCTGGCGGACTCTTTGCCAATATCCTGCATGCAGGCGGCGTGGTCGGATCGCCGGGCCCGGGCCGCATGGTCCCGGCCATGGCCTTCGCCAATGCCCCGCGCATGCATTCCGGTGGCTGGGCCGGACTGCGCCCGGACGAGGTTCCGGCAATCCTGCAGCGGGGTGAGCGGGTTTTGTCGAGGCGAGAGGTCGCGGGCTATGGGCAGTCCTCCGCGCCCACCGTCAATGTCACCATCATGTCCCGCGACGCCGAAAGCTTCCGGCAATCGCGCACGCAGGTCGCGGCGGACATCGCCCGCGCCGTGTCCCTCGGGCGGAGGGGCATGTGAGTGCGACCCCGCAAGTGGGATCCGGTTGCGGGGACCAGAGCACGAAGAACGGAGAGTATTGATGGCGTTTCACGAGGTGCGTTTTCCCGACAACATCAGTCGCGGTGCGCGCGGCGGGCCGGAACGCCGCACCCAGATCGTGGAGTTGGCGAGTGGCGACGAGGAACGCAACGCCAGCTGGGCCAACTCGCGCCGACGGTATGATGTGGCCTACGGTATCCGCCGTGCCGACGATCTGGCAGCGGTGGTTGCGTTTTTCGAGGCCCGCAACGGTCGCCTGCACGGCTTCCGCTACAAGGACTGGGCTGACTACAAATCCGGTCTGCCCTCGCAGGCAGTCACCCCGACTGACCAGCAGATCGGCACTGGCACAGGTAGCCTGCAGAGTTTCCAACTGTCAAAACGCTACACGTCCGGCGCGCAGACATGGGTCAGAACCATCACCAAACCTGTCGCGGGAACCGTCCGCGTCGCGCTGGGCATGGTGGAGCAGATGTCAGGCTGGACGCTGGATACCGCCACCGGCGTCATCACCTTCACCACCGCGCCCGCCAATGGCGTCATCGTCCGCGCTGGCTTCGAATTCGATGTGCCGGTGCGTTTCGACAGCGACACGCTCGACGTGACCCTCGACTTTGAACGGCTGGGGTCGATCACCTCCATCCCTCTCTTGGAGATCCGCAGATGAAAGCCATCTCCCCTGCGCTGCAATCCCATCTCGATGAAGGCACGACGACGCTGTCTTGGTGCTGGCGGATTTCGCGGTCGGATGGCGCGAGTTTCGGCTTCACAGATCATGATCGCGCGCTGGCTTTCGATGGCACCGAGTTTGAACCCGAAAGCGGATTTGCAGCTTCAGAGATCCGCGCTGGCTCTGATCTTGCGGTCGATGCGCAGGATGCCAGCGGCGTTCTGACCTCGGATCGGATCACCGAGACCGACATCCTTGACGGGCGTTGGGACAATGCTGCCGTCGAGCTTTGGCGGGTCAATTGGTCTGATTCCAGCCAGCGCGTTCTCTTGCGCCGGGGTGCGGTTGGGCAAATCCGGCGTGGTCGGATGGCCTTTGTGGCCGAGGTCCGCTCGCTGGCGCATGTGCTGGGCCAGACCGTGGGGCGGACGTTTCAGGCGGGCTGCGACGCGGCGCTTGGCGATGCGCGCTGTGGCATCGATCTGGAAAACGCCATCTACAAGGGCGCGGGCGTGGTCGCTGACCTGTTGCGCGACCGGGCGTTCATGGCGTCTGGATTGTCCAGTTTTGACGCGGGATGGTTCGCTTCCGGCACCCTCACCTGGACCAGCGGGGCCAATGCCGGGCGCATGACTGAAGTGTTGGCGCACGGGCTGGATGGCAACATCACCACCCTTACACTGCTCGAAGCGCCCGTGCGCGCCATCACCGAGGGCGACAGCTTTATCGCCCGGGCGGGCTGCGACAAGCGGATCACCACCTGCAGCGCGAAGTTCGCGAACACCGCAAACTTCCGGGGGTTCCCGAGCATCCCCGGACAAGACGCAATCCTTCGGTATGCATCGCAGGACGGCGGGCATGAAGGCAACGTGCTGTGAAGACCGCTGATCCCGCCTTGGTCATTGCCACCGCCCGCAGCTGGCTCGGCACGCCCTACCATGATCAGGCCAGCTTGCGGGGCGTTGGCTGCGATTGTCTTGGACTGGCGAGGGGTGTCTGGCGCGAGGTGGTCGGCGATGAGCTTTTCACAATCCCGCCCTACAGCCGGGATTGGGGCGAGACCGGGCCGCGTGAGGTTCTTGCGGATGGCGCTCGGCGCATGATGCCGGAGATCGCCAATTCTGATGTTGTTTCGGGCGCGCTGGTCCTGTTCCGCATGGCTCCCCGCGCCATTGCCAAACATGTCGGGATCCTCACCGCGCCCGACCACTTCATTCATGCCTATGAGCGCCTTGGCGTGGTCGAGGAACCGCTCACCCCATCCTGGCGGCGGCGCATCGCCTTCGCCTTCCTGTTTCCCAAAAGCTGAGATCTCGCACATGGCAACATTGGTTCTCGGTGCTGTCGGCTCCGCGATTGGCGGCAGCATCGGCGGGTCCATCCTTGGCTTTTCGGCTGCGGCCATCGGCGGCTTTGTTGGCTCGACCATCGGCTCGGTCGTCGACAACTGGATCGTGTCATCGCTCGCCCCGGCGCAACGCATCGAAGGCGCGCGGCTCGACAGCTTGCGCATCACCTCATCGACCGAAGGGGCCGTGATCCCGCGCCTCTTTGGTCGGATGCGGATCGGCGGCAACGTGATCTGGGCGACTGACTTCCGGGAGGAGGTGAACACCTCAAGCCAAGGAGGCGGAAAGGGCAGCGGGCCCAAGGTGACGACGACGGAATACCGCTACTATGCCTCCTTCGCCGTGGCCGTTTGCGAAGGCGAGATCACCGGCATTGGCCGGGTCTGGGCCGATGGCAAGCCGATGGATATGTCCGGCGTCACCTGGCGGTGGTATCCGGGCGACGAGGCGCAGGCTCCCGATCCGTTCATCTTTGCCAAGATGGGCGCGGCCAACACCCCGGCCTATCGCGGCACCGCCTATGTGGTCTTTGAAGAACTGGACCTCAGCGCCTTTGGCAATCGCCTGCCGCAGATCAGTTTCGAGGTGTTCCGGCCACTGGCGGATGCCGATACAGCGGAGGGTCTCACGCAGGCCGTGACAATGATCCCGGCCTCGGGCGAGTTCAGCTATGCGACGGTCCCGGTCAAGAAGTCCAGCGTCGCGGGTGGTGCGATCGTGGCGGAGAACCTGAACGCGATCTCCGACACCACCGACATCGTGGTGGCACTGGACCGGCTGCAATCCATGGCTCCTGCGGTGGAATCTGTGTCGCTGGTGGTGGCATGGTTCGGCGATGATCTGCGTGCAGGAAACTGCAAACTGCGCCCCGGTGTCGAGGTGGCGGCCAAGGCCACCACGCCCTCGTCCTGGTCCGTGAACGGTGTCGCACGCGCAGATGCCTTTATGGTCAGCCAAGACGCCGAGGACCGCCCGGTCTATGGCGGCACGCCTGCCGATTTCGCCGTGGTGCAGGCCATCCAGGAGATGAAGGCGCGCGGGCTGCGCGTGACCCTCTATCCGTTCATTCTGATGGATGTGCCGCCCGGCAATACTCTGCCGAACCCGTATTTCGACAACGCAGCCGATGCGGGACAGCCCGCGTTCCCTTGGCGGGGTCGGATCACCTGTTCCCCGGCGGCAGGGTATGCGGGATCGGTGGACAAAACCGCTGCGGCGGCCACGCAGGTCGCAGCGCTGTTTGGCGCGGCCACGCCCGCCAGTTTCAGCGTTTCCGGCGACACAGTCAGCTGGACCGGCACCGCTGGAGACTGGTCCCTGCGCCGCATGGTGCTGCACTACGCCCATCTCTGCGCGGCGGCGGGCGGGGTTGATGCCTTTCTGATTGGAACAGAGATGCCGGGGCTGACCACCATCCGCTCGGGCGCGGCCACCTATCCGGCGGTGCAGGCCTATCGGGATTTGCTCGTCGATGTACGCGCGATCCTCGGCGCGGGCACCAAGATCGGATATGCGGCCGACTGGTCGGAGTATTTCGGCCACCAACCTGCCGACAACAGCGGAGATGTGTATTTCCACCTCGACCCGCTCTGGTCGGACGCCAACATAGATTTCATCGGCATCGACAATTACATGCCGCTGTCGGACTGGCGCGATGGCTTTGAGCATGCTGATAGTGCATTGACCCCGGCGATCTACGACCGCGCCTATCTGCAATCCAACATCGCGGGCGGCGAGGGCTTTGACTGGTTCTACGCCAGCGCCGCAGACCGCACCGCGCAGGTCCGCACGCCGATCACCGATGACACTTTTGGCGCGCCGTGGGTGTTTCGCTACAAGGCTCTGCGCGATTGGTGGGACCGGCCGCACTATGACCGCCCCGGCGGCGTCCTGGTGGGGCTGATCCCGGACGGGCACCGGCCGAACCTCTGGGCCAGCGGCGGCTTCGCCACATTGACGCCCGAGCCGCAGACATATCTTGGCGGGCTTTTCGGGGACGCCGTGCGCGTCACTGACGGCACGGGCCATTTTCTCTCCATGGCCCGATCGGCGGGCACCGCCATCGTTGCCGCAGAGACCTGCGACGTGAGCCTGCTCTATCAGGCGGGCAGCGCGACAACCCTGCGGCTCACCCTCGATATTCGCGACGCGGACGGCCTCTACTGGGCCTACGTCTTCGGCGCGCCGGGTGCATTGGCCGTGTTGAGCTCGGGCGGCCATGCGTTTGGCCCGGTCGAGAATATCGATCACGGGGACGGCGTTTTCGAGGCGCGGTTCACCTTCACGCCCGCCAAAAGTGATCCCGTCTCCAAATGGGGGTTCGGACCGGGCCTGAACATTCCAGGCCGGGACGTGGTCCTCATCGCGATCCGTTTGACCTCACGGATGCGCTCGGGCACGGCATGGGGGCCGCAGTCCAAGCCGATCTGGTTCACTGAACTTGGCTGCCCCGCCATCGACCGGGGCACGAACCAGCCGAATGTCTTCTTCGACCCGAAGTCATCCGAGAGCGCCACGCCCTATTTCTCGCGGGGCTGGCGCGATGATGCGATCCAGCGGGCCTATCTTGAGGCGACGTATCTTTGGTGGGGCACCCCGGCGAACAATCCGACCTCTTCTGTCTATGGCGGGCGCATGGTCCACGTCCCCGAATGCGCCGCCTGGACATGGGACGCGCGGCCGCATCCGTTTTTCCCCGCGCTGACCGACGTCTGGACCGATGGACCGAACTGGCGGCTAGGCCATTGGCTGACCGGGCGGCTGGGCGCGGTCTCTCTGGCGGCATTGGTGCGCCACCTCTGCCTACGCGCCGGAATGCCGGAGGCGCAGATCGACGTTTCCGGCCTTTGGGGCGCGGTCGAGGGCTATGTGATCTCAGCACTGGAAGCCCCGCGTGCGTCGATTTCCACGCTTGCCCGGCACTTCGGCTTTGATGCCGTCGAGAGCGAGGGCATGATCCGATTCCTGATGCGCGGCCGGATCGCCAGCGCCACGATTGCACATGACGACCTGGTAGCTGCCCGCGCGGGCGACCTACTGGAGCTCACCCGCGCGCAGGAAACCGAACTGCCGCAGGCGCTCAAATGGCAGATCGCCCGCGCTGATGAGGACTATGACGCAGCCCAGGTTGAGGCGCGGCGGATCACCGTGGACACCACCCGCATCGCCTCGGAAAGCTTCCCGATGGCCGTGCCGCCAGAGGAGGCCGAACGCCGCTGCCGTCGCGCGCTGATGGAGGCTTGGGTGGGCCGCGAGAGTGCCGCCTTCCGCCTGCCGCCATCCCGGCTGGCACTGGATCCCTGCGACGTGATCCTGCTTGATCACGATGGCCGCCTGACGGAACTGCGCCTCGTGTCCATCGCCGACTCGGACCTGCGCAGCGTGGACGCCGTGCGTCAGGACCGCGCGGTCTATGATCTGCCGCCCGGCGAACCCCGCCCGGCCACGCTGTCGACGCCGACGGTCTTTGGCACCCCCGATATTATCCTGCTGGACCTGCCGCAGCTGCGCGAGGATCAGCCTGCGCATCGCCCTCTGGTCGCCGCGCATGCCAAGCCATGGCCGGGCGAGATGGCAGTGTTCCGCAGTGCCGCGACGGATGGGTTTGCCCTGCTGACGATATTTGGCGGCCGTGCCCAGATCGGGACTTTGGTCTCGGATTTTTACGCAGGCCCGACCTCGCGCTTTGATCTCGGCAATGCGCTGGTGGTCGATCTCTATTCCGGCACGCTGGAAAGCGTCACGGATATCGCCATGTTCGGCGGGGCCAATGCGCTGGCTGTCGAAAGTGCACCCGGCAGGTGGGAGATCGTGCAGGCGGGCGTGGCAGAACTGATCGCGCCGGGGCGATACCAGCTCAAACGCCTGCTTCGGGGCCAGCGTGGAACCGAAGAGGCGATGGTCAGCATGGTGCCGATTGGCGCGCGGGTGGTGGTGCTGGACGACGCTTTGGCGTCATTGCCAATCGCCGAGGCCGATCTGGGTCTTCCATGGAATTGGCGCATCGGCCCGGCCTCTCGCTCGGTCAGCGATGAGACCTTTGTCGCCACCAGTTTCACCCCCGAAGGAGTGGGTCTGCGGCCGTTTTCGGTGGCCCATGTCGAACAGCCGTGGCGCAAGCCGCGCTCAACCGGCGAATTGGCACATCTGACGATCCGCTGGACGCGGCGATCCCGCGCCCTCGCAGCCGACAGCTGGGGCGCGGTGGAGGTGCCGCTGATTGAGGACAGTGAAGCCTATGAGGTCGAGATCCTCGATGGCGCTGCGGTCAAGCGGGTGCTGAGCGCGACCACGACCAGTGCGATCTACACCGCCGCCCATCAGACTGCTGATTGGGGCGCACCCCTCGGCCCCGGCGACACGCTCGACATCCGCATCTACCAGCTCTCCGCCCTGATCGGGCGGGGTGCGGCCAAAACCATCACGCTCCAACTCTGAGGCACCGCTATGTCCGACACCACGACCAACCTGCTGCTGCCCTACATCCTCGCAGCGCAGGCCCAGAAGCATGTCACCCACAACGAGGCGCTGCGCATCCTCGACGGGCTCGTCCAGCTTTCCGTCCTCGACCGCGATCTGACCGCGCCGCCCGGCAGTCCCGCTGATGGCGACCGCTACATCGTTGCCAGCGGAGCGACAGGCGACTGGGCGGGGTGGGACGGAGATGTGGCGCTGTTCACCGACGGCGCCTGGCTCCGCCTGCCGCCGCGCGCAGGCTGGCTCGTCTGGGTGCAGGATGAAGCCTGCGCAGTTGTCCGGATCAGCGCCGTCTGGACCCCGCTGGACCGGGCCATGGGGCTGCTGTCACAGGCCGCCAGCGTGGATGTCGCCCGGGGCGCTTTGGGCAGCACCACCGGGATGGCCGTGCTGGAGCAGACCCACACAGGCCTCGCAGGGCCCACGGTGACCTCTGACATCGAGATCCCTGACCGGGCCATTGTGCTCGGTGTCTCGACGCGGACCGCGACCACGATCACGGGGGCAACCTCGTATGATTGCGGGATTGCAGGCGAGGCCAGCAAGTTTGGCGGCGCACTTGGCATCACTGCGGGCAGCACCAACATCGGCGTGATCGGCCCGCAGGCATTTTATGCCGGAACGCCCATTCTGCTCACCGCGCGGGGCGGCAGTTTTACAGGCGGCGCGGTGCGCATTGCCATCCATTATCTGACATTGGGAGCCCCGATATGAGCACCCACATGAACGAGGACACCCCCGGCCTGCTGGCCGAGGTCGGTCAGGCGTTGCGCGATCACGGACTGACGGCCGCCATCACCGCTCTGATCGGCGGGACCATTGCCCTGCTTGCCGCCGTCACGCGCCGCGCCTTCACCAATGACGCGATGCTGGCACGGCTGGACCGAGAGCTGCTGGCCGAGCGCGACCGCGTCGATCGCCAGCGCGCCGAGGATCGCAAGGGCGACGCCGACCGGCTGGAGCGCATCGAGGCCGACATCCGCGCCATGCGGGATCTGATGTTCGAGGCGTACCAGCGCGGGCACACCGACTGAGCGAGACCCAATCACGACCCTGCCGACCCACCCAACCCGCCACCAACCCGCACCCGACAGGCAATGCCCACCGGATTCGAAAGTCTGCGTGGCCTTGCCACGCGAGTTGGTGGGGGAAGATTTTTGCATTTCTGGAGACCCATCATGCCAACCACGACCTATGCCCATTTCCGCGACGTGCCTGAAAGCGCGTGGCATTGGCCCAGCTTTTCCCCGGCGGAAATCGCCTGCCGCGGCACCGGCGCGATCAGGATCAACACCGAGGCCATGGACAAGCTGCAATCCCTGCGCAACCACCTCGGCAAGCCGCTGATCGTGCGCTCCGGCTACCGCAGCCCCAGCCACAACCGCGCGGTGGGCGGGGCACCTGCGTCCAAGCACATGCTGGGCACGGCATTCGACATCGCCATGTCGAACCACGACCCGATTGCGTTTGCCGAAGCCGCCCGCGCCGTCGGCTTCCTCGGCTTCGGCACCTATCCCCGCTCGGGCTTCATGCATATCGACCTCGGCCCCGCGCGGTCTTGGGGCGAGCCGTTTCCCGCACGTCCCACGCCCTTCGCGCCCGAAACCCCACCCGCCCGCGAAGTGCTGGCCAACAGCCGCACCCTGAAGGGCAGCGGGGCCGCAGGCATCGCCACAGCCGGCGCCGCCGGTGTCGAGGTGGCGCAGGACGTCCTCGCCGAAACCCAATCCGCCATCCTGCCCCTGGTGCCCTACCTCGACACCCTGCGCTGGGTCTTCATCGCCCTGGCGCTGACCGGCATCGCCGTCGCCATCCACGCCCGCATCGACGACTGGAAGCGGGGCCAGCGATGATGGGCTGGATCACCGCGAACCTCACCAGCGGCCTGGCGCGCAAAGCGCGGCACCTCCTGCTGGCCGCCTCCACCATCGCCCTGTTCCTGCTCAACCTCCGCCGATCTGCGGAGCGCGCAGGACGCGCCGCCGAGTGGCTCGACCAACTGGAGATCAGCGATGCAATCCACCGCCAGATGCTGGACGCCGCCAGCCGCCGCCCTCGCAGCCGCGACGATCTTGTTGACCGCCTGCGCGGGGGCGAGTTCTGACACCCCGCACAGGGCCTGCCCACCTGTCGTTGGGTACAGCCAAGCCGAGCAGCTGCGCGTCACCGAGGAAGTCGCCGCGCTGCCCAAGGAAGCCGTGATTGCCGAATGGCTGGCGGATTATGCCGTGCTGCGCGCGCAAGCGCGCGCGTGCCAGACGCCATAAACCCCAACACCTCAAAATCGTCTTGGCCAGACGGCCCAGCGCGCACTAAGCTTTCCCCATGAACCACGACGACGAAAAGCGCATTGCAGCAAAGCTGGCCAAGATCATGGCCATATTTTGCGTGCGCAACACGCAGATCGAAACGCTGCATGCCGGCCTGCCCCCATCACCCGGACCGGCGACTATTCGGACGTCTTTGTTCTGGATGCCGATGGTCGCCGCATCCCATGGACCGAAGTCTCACACATCGATGACGATGAAATGCGCGCGCTGATGCGCGACATCGCCAACCGCCTCTACACGTTTCACCTGCACGCGGACGATCCCAAGCTGCAGGCGCAGATCGAGCGATGGATGGGCGTCGCAGACAAGTGGGACGCGCCGGAGGTCGATCCCAGGATGATGCTCCACTCTGGTTCATGGCCCTCTACTGATTGAACGCCGTCAAAGATGGTCAGCGAATACGCCCAAGCTTGTCTTCCGCGCAGGCAAGAGCTTCTTCCGCAGATTCGTTGCCAAAGTTTGCAAGCAGAATGGCCAACGAGCAAAAATCAAAACGTGAAACAGCTTCGTTGGCTTTTGCCTCAATCAAATCCGCGGATACGCCTGTTTCGGAAAATACGATCTCAATCTGGTAAAGCAGGAAATGTCCGTATCCGTCGATCAGACTAAATCTGCCAGGTGCTACAATTTTGTTCGCACTAACGATGACTTTTTGTACTTCACCAATTCGTTCAACAATCATTTCGTTGTCAAGACGCACAGTCATCGTATAGGCAGCATAATCCGGAGCAAAAAGGAACTCAGTACAATAGCCAAAGCGATTTTGCTCCGACGGAAAAACCAGAACCATACTCTTGTCTGACATAACGTCATGATCCCAGCCGCGCTTGTTGGCCAGCGCACTAGCAATGTTCATCGCAGCGACGTTCTCACTCTCCTTGCCCACTGTCATATCTCCAAGATCTTTGACACATCTTCAAACTCGGGATCAGCGGCATAGATGCGTTCGAACTCGCTTCTTGCGCGTGCTCGCTGGCCACTCTGGTCATAGAGGATGGCACGGTCATAGCGGATTTGGTGCATCAGCGCCTCGGGGCGGTCCTTGCGGCGGCGGTTTGCCAGTGTGAACACATCAATCGCCGCGTCCGGCATGCCCAGTGCAGCCAGCGCGCGGCCGCGATAGAGCAGGATGGCAGTGTCGACCGGGGTCTGATTATCGACATGCGCAGTCGCGCGCACAACCCGGTCCATCAAGGGGCGGTCATCCGGAGTGTCGAGCGCCAGTTCGGCAAGGGACAACACCACTACCGGATCAGTCGGATCGATCTCCATCAGCCGCTCGATATGCACCATCGCATCTGCATGGCAGCCTTCGATCTGTGCGATTTCCACCAGCGCCAGCCGCGTGCCGCGCTCGCACGGGAGCACATGGGCGAATAAATCGCTGGTGATCGGCAGGTTGGCCTGCGCGGCGATGTCGTATTTCGCAAATAACATCCCAAGATCAGCAATCCGGTCCAGTGCATGCTGGAAATGGGCCTTGGCGCGGTCGAATTCCTCGCGCCGCAGACGCAGCATTCCGGCCATCCAGGCGGCGTCAGGCAAATCGCGCGCGTCTTCCAGCGCGCTCAACGCAGTGTCCTGATCACCCTCATTCAGCGTCCGAACACCGTCAATGAAGCGCCGCTCCTCTGCCGGTGTCATCAATCGCTGGAAGAAGCCCAGCTTTAGCCGATCACGCTGTGGCACAGATGGCGCCGGGGCAGCGCCACCGCGCCCACTGCGCTTGCGGTCATGGACCGTGTAGAAGAGCCCGGTGCCCGGCAGACCGGCCGTCGCCCGATTGCCACGCGGGCTGATCGTATATTTTGCGCCGCGCGGGTCGAAAGACAGTGACGCGGTCGACTTCGACAGGTTCAGCGTCACACCGGGGGCGAGGCGAACGCGGCGCCAGAAACGGAAAGCCATTATGCGCCCCACCGCTTGCTGACATGGTGCTCTCGCTTTTCAAAGCACAACCTATCCCCGCGCAACCCTGCAACAAACACCTCATCCACATCGACCTGCCAGTGGCGTCCCAGATCCGTCAGATCCTCAGAACCATCGGGCAGGCGCAGCTTCATCATCTGCACCAGTTTGCCGACATGACGCTTCAGAAGTGGCAACCGGTGCTGAAAATCAACAGCAGAAAGGCTCATTTTGTCCAGCCTGCCATGGTTCGGAGCTGATCAATCGTGGCAATCGCGTCCTCAAGGGTTTTTTCGCAGCCGAATTTCTCTCGCGTCGTCATATTGGGGTTGTCTTTTATTGCTCCCAAGCCCGCCGCCAGCGAGTGTCGCAACTCTGCCCCCCCATCAGGGCCATGGAGCGTCACTTGCCCAATCAACATCTGCAGCATCATATTCTGCGCCACAAGTTGGCCGGATAGGACTTCGATGTCATCTTTGCGGTTCACTGTCGCACCACTTCGCCATTGCAATCGCCAGATATTGATCGAACTTGTCTATCGGCCTGCGCAGAACGATTTACCATGTGTATTCCACGGCACTTGGCCAGCTGTTCCACGACCATGTGGCCACCCCCCATGACGTGATCTATTGCAGTCACCCCAAGTTTCACCAGATTAATGTTCGCTACTCGATTTGGAAAAAAATAGCGCTCAATCATCAAAATCGTCATAACCAATTAAGTATTTTCCCCATTGACCCCTAGCCCAAACGAACGTGAACGCACATCAGAATTCAATTTTTGAAGCGGCTCCCGAAACGTCCGCTCAATTCGCACCATCGAATCAGTCATAAACTCGATCATACGAGGCCAGTCCTCACGTTCAAACATATCGGCGTCAGCCTCAGATTTGATCCGACATGCGCGCCGATGATCTAATCTTTCCCAAACAAGCTGGCCCCCAAACGCTTCTTCAAGCGTAGCGCGCTGCTCATAAAGCTGATCAAAGACATACTTGTTTTCAGCCTGTTCACCTCGATCAATATAGATCTCGGCACGGCCATACTTTCCAGATGCCGCGAAATTGAACCCAGCTCCACGCATGCATGATCCAGCACCGATCCAGTTCGCAACGCCGGCAGATATATTGTCATAGAGGCGTGATTTTGTCTGCATCACACGAATTACCTCGCCCCAAAATTCTCGCCGTATTGTGTTTCGGGCAGCCTCAGCTGATGTGGTCTGGACCTCGTCCTGCGCCTTGTCTGCGAGGCCAATGACGAAATCTTGCGTATCCTTTACCGGGATAATTTGCTCCACGTTCAGGAAAAGATCCTCCGCCATGGACCAAGGCGTAACCTTGAAACATTGAACCTGAAGCTTGAAGTTCATCAACCACAGAACGGTAGAGGTGACTTCTTTCCGGAAATTTGCCGCGATCAGGATGATACGCTGCGTGACACCGCGATTGAGCGTAATTTCGGCGAGGTCAGCCACTTCCAAAAAATCTGCGATCAGTTCGCCGGCCGTTCCCGGCTGCCCGGTTTTGCTCAAATGCTCTTGGTAAATGGAGCAAATGTTTTCAGTCTTCAGACCCGCGCAGTAGGAGGCGTATTTTAAGGCCTGCCAAGTCACGTCCTTACCCGTATCATCAAGCTTGTTTTCGACGATAACCAATCGGCCCTTCTTGTCCAATGCCAAGAGGTCCAGACGTTCCTGCGTGTCTGAGAAACCGGAAAACTCTTTCTGAATGACCAACAGGTCCTCGCCAAGACAAGACGGATACTTTGCGATCCACTCTTGCAGATGCTGGCGTTCCTTGAAACCAAGCTCCGTGAAGCTGCGCGATTTCAGGGGCTGAATTGAATTGCTGTCTCTATCGATACGAAACATAAAATTATCCCTGATCATTCCGGACATAGGTTACATAGAAATTCTTCAGCATCCGATGCTCCTGCATCCGGTCCCCAAGCGAAAACCCATCCGTCTTAATCGGGGGCTGGAAAATGTCCAAGCCTCGGTCCAGCACGATTTTCCAGCCTGTATCCGTTACAATATCGCGCGCATGCGCCGTACCAGACGTGTCAAACGCCCAGCTGAACTCGACCCCGGTGCCGGTACAGGCCGTGGTTATAGATTCAAGCAATTCACGCTGTCGGGAGATGTTGCCTTCGTCGGGTCCGGTCACCAGATGGACCTTGACCTGATCCTCGGGTGGCTTGCGACGGATCACCATCTCGATGAATTCCATCATATTCCGGTTCTGGTAGAAGATGCGGATATAGGGATCCGTCACGATAATGCGGCTGGCCCCATCGATGTAAGGGCCAAAAAGCTTGTCATAGCTCACGCCTTTACGGTTTTCGGCGAAGACATGATGGCCTTCGGAGACCTCGACCGCAGGTTCATCCCTAGACGCAATTTGAACAGTCGATTTCACCGCTTGAGCGGCGTCTTCAGACGGCGCTTGCGAGCTGGGCCGAGCATCACCAGCCGTCGACTGATCCTTGGGGTCAAGCGCGGGCTTGAGGTTATAGAACTGCGGGTATTCCTCTTCCTCCACCGTGGTCACGCGCCGCTTGGCACTGTCTGAACCGACGTAATGGAAATCAACCTCTGGGTATGTGCTGTCGATGCGCGCCAGCTGGTCCTTGACCCGCTTGCGGCTTTCCATGGCAAGGCGCAGCAGTTCCTCGACTTCAGCTTCGGTTTGACTGCCATCGGGAAAGATCAGCTTCAGCAGACCTGACATCGTTTTGTAAATTGCATCCCGATCTCGAGTCGAAATCTTCTCGCTGACCTGAAAGAACTGGTCTGGCCGGTTCGAGAAGTCTTCTGATCGCAAATGACGCAGGATCTCGGCCAGGTAGTCGACAATGAAGCCATACCCCTTGGTGAACATCTCACCGCGAATGACGTCGATCTCCCAGCCAGGCAGATAGGCGTGCAGCCGGTCGATGAAGGCGGAATCGTGAAACTGGCTTGGCAGCGCCTCGAAGAGATCGCTGTTCTTCAACATGAAGGGCACATTGTGGTCGGTATTGCCCACGAACGAGAAGCTGGCCTCCGCGCCCATTTGAATCGCCCCGAGTTTGTCGGAGACCATCAACTTAAGTAAGGATGATGGTTATGACAAAAAGCAAAATGGCAAATCGCTACTCGCCAGAGGTCCGCGCACGTGCGGTCCGGATGGTGTTTGAACATCAAGGTTCATACGAAACGCAGGCGGGCGCGATTGCGGCCATTGCACCAAAGATAGGCTGTATTCCCCAAACCCTGCGCGAATGGGTCAAGCAGGCCGAGAAAGACAGCGGTATGCGCGACGGTGTCACGACCGAGGAACGGGACCGGATCAAGGCTCTGGAACGAGAGGTTCGAGAACTGCGCCAGGCGAATGAGATCCTGCGCAAAGCGTCAGCATATTTTGCGCAGGCGGAACTCGACCGCCCACTGAAGCGATGATCGCCTTTATTGAAGATCAGCGCGTTGTCTACGGCGTCGAGTCGATCTGCAGAGTTCTGCCGATCGCGCCGTCGACATATTACCACCGCCTGGCATGCCTCGCTGATCCGTCCAAAGCTTCGGCGCGGCATCAGCGTGACCGAGAGCTTTGCCCGGAGATCCAACGGGTCTGGGATGAGAATTACCAGGTCTACGGGGTCCGCAAGGCGTGGCATCAGCTAAAGCGGGAAGGCTATACGCTGGCGCGCTGCACGGTGGAGCGACTGATGAAACAGATCGGCATCCGTGGTGCCGTGCGTGGCAAGGTGATCAAAACAACGGTTCCTGACACGTCAGCGCCCTGTCCGCGTGACAAGGTGAACCGCGTGTTCCGGGCGCCTGCACCGAACCTGCTCTGGGTCAGCGATTTTACCTATGTGTCCACGTGGCAGGGCTTCATCTATGTGGCTTTTGTCATCGACACATTCGCTGATCGCATCGTCGGATGGCGAGTCTCACGATCGGCCAAAACTGACTTTGTTCTCGATGCTCTTGAACAGGCCCTGCATGATCGACGGCCGGTCCAAAAGAGCGGATTGGTTCATCATTCGGATCGCGGCGGGCAATATTTGTCCATTCGTTACACCGAGCGTTTGGCCGAAGCAGGCATCGAACCATCGGTCGGCAGCGTCGGGGACTCGTATGATAACGCCCTGGCTGAGACGATTAACGGTCTCTACAAAACCGAGCTGGTCCATCGCCAAGGACCGTGGCGCAACATGCAGGATCTGGAACTGGCCACCCTCGGCTGGGTCGATTGGTTCAACAACCGGCGCCTGCTTGGACCCATCGGAAACATCCCGCCAGCAGAGGCCGAAGAGAACTTCTATGCACAGCGCGACGTGCTCGATATGGTCGCATGAAGTGAAGCTATAGGTCTCCGGTAAACCCGGGGCGATTCAGTACCAGGTCGCAGGCTTGCCGATCATGGCAACGATCTGATCGCGAAAGGGCTCAAGTGCTGCGAGGAACGGATACTTTAACTTTTCGATGACACGCTGGTTCAACTCATCCGCGAGCTTGCGAATGCTGTCTGCCCATTCGGCCCCCAGAACCCGTGCATCCGACCCGTCGGCAGGCAGGCCGAACAGCTCTTTGTACATGTCCTTCGCGGCCTTCATTTGCGACGCGGTGAACTCCAGTTGTGGGGTCAGAAGCACATTACCAAGCATATGGCTGTTGTTCAGGGCCCGCGCCAGATCGGCGCCTTCCAGAGAGGTGCCATCCGAGCGTGCCTCGCATTTGCCCTTTCCAGACAGGCTGGCCGCAAGGCAAAGCGTCGCAACTGTGGGCCAACCATAGGGCTTCGCACCAAAGCGCTCGGTCAAGTATTTGGCCGATACTTTTACTCCGGTACGCGCCTGACCCTGAACGTGGTGCAGAACATCCTGTTCAGCTTCGGTCAGCCCAGTCCCGGTGTTTCCAAAAAGGCCCCCTGTCGGGCTGGCAGCTTTGGCAATGTCGGCCTCGACATAGTTCACGCCGCGCAACATCGTCAGGTTGACGTAAACCTTGTCAACGAGCGCCTGAAACGCCTTCACAACACGGTCCTGGGGCTCATCACCTCCGATGTCCAACTCGTCACCGCGCACGAAGAGGCGCGCAGAGGCCATCAGCTTGCGAAGCCTCAGTTCAAGGTCTTTCGCGCGACGTCCATTCTGCTCGCCCTTTTCAAGAATGATCCGGTCACGGCCGGGCTGTGGCGAGCCACTGCGGGATTGTCGGATGAACTTGTCGGTTTGGCGAAAGAGCGTCAGATCCCGAATAAATCGGACATCGGGCTGCAGCACGATGGCCAGTTCTTCGCGCCCCATGTTGCGCATGCGAATAGCCTCGGGGGCTGCGGCATCGTCATTGAAGGGGCTGATGATGTTGATCGAGAGCTCATATTCCCGGCCCAGCAGGTGATCGTCGAGCTTGCGGCTGAAAGCGTATTCATAGCCCGTCGCCAGATGCTTGACCTTACGGTGTCGAAGGATCGTGTCGAAAGCGAGGGTTTCTAACTCTTTACTGATCTCTGTCGGATCGACATCAAGCGCTTTGATCTCGGCTTCGACGTCCTTCTCTTCATTGGTCAGGAATTCATAAACCTCGCCATTGCGCTGGATATAGGTGTTGCGCTCAAGAACGCCCAGAGCCTCCTCAATCTTGCGGCGCTGGCCCACTTGATCGGCTTCGAACTCAGAGAGCAGCAAAATGCTGATGTTGCGAACCGACGGTTTGAATTCCTTGACGTATTTGACAAGGAACAAGGCTTTGAGAACCCGAACAGCGAACGGATCATCAAGGTTCTTTTCAGCGATCTGGATCGACTGCTGAACAGCAGATTTCAGCGCTGTACGGATCCCCTCGAACATCAGATCAAAGGTTGCAAGTCCCCCAACCGGGCAATCTGCAAGGGCCTTGGCTACCTCCTGGAATACGCCCAGCATCGAGCGTTCCCCGACTGAGCTGTGCTTGCCCTCAAAGGCATTGTGCTGCGAGAGTGATGTGATCGCCATCTGGAACAGCGTGTACTGATAGGGTGGGAATGGGTAGCTCGCGATGAAATGCTTGCGGTCCCTGTAGTTCTTCAAGCGGATCGAACCATCCGAAAAGTCAAACAATGTCTTGAGGTTGTTCTCTTCCTTATCATGCAGATTGCCCAACATGATCTGGGCTGTATCGCTCTTGAACAAAAGACGGCGCTGGATCACCTCTGCCACATCGGCGGAGTTCAGGGGCATGCGGTTACTGAACCTGGCCTGTATTTTGGAGAAGTCGTTTTCCTGCTGGCTTGTCATATCACCCACCACTTCAGTGATCGCCTGCTGCGCCGTCACGATGATCCAGGCCTGGCCCTTGCACTTCGTGTTCAGGCTTTCAGCAATGGTCTGAAGGTTGGTCATAAGCTTGATGTTGTCAGCGATGTATTGGCCGACCTCATCCACGAAGAAGTTCAGGCGAAAATTTGGAACCTGACGGTCGATCCACGCTTTGACCGTATTGGCGAAGTCCTCGATCGAAACCCGCGTATCCTTTCGGTACTGCGCAAGAATATCCTTGGCATCAGCAGCATCCGTGCCTGTTGCCTTTGCAAAAGCTGCAGCGATACTGCGCCCCTCGAGCAGAGCCTCTTCCCGACCGCGCGTCTCCCAGGGTTTACCGGAAACCTCCTGAAACGCTGACTTGAAGGCTTCGAACTGGTTTCTTTCGTCCAGTTGACGCTCAAACTGTGCGATATGGGGCTGCTTGCCATAATAGCCGCACATCTCGTCAAATACCTTCTGAAACACCGCCAGAAGAGCATCGACGTCAGTTTTCGAGATCACATCGGCCTTCTGGTCGATGTTAAACAGGATCGACTTTGATGGGATCGACACGGCCTTGCGCAAAGCGCCGGCAAGCATCGGCTCATCCTTCAGCTTTTCGGCAAATATGTCGAAGGCCTTCACCCCTTCGACTTCGCGGTTTTCCAAAAGCAGGGCCAGCATCTTCAAAAGATGCGATTTGCCTGAGCCAAAGAACCCAGAAATCCAGACGCCGTTCGCAGTCTCGTAATTGTTATAAGCATCAAGGAACTGCTCAAGCCGCTGCCCGATTTCGCCGGTGATGACATATTCGTCGAGTTCAACCCGGAGGCTCGCTTCATCATCAGCCTTGATGACGCCATCAATAGCGCGGTCGACGGGCTTTTCAAAAATATCACGCATTGAAATCGTCATTGTATCAAACCTCGTAGTTCAGGATGTTGAAGGCCCGGTAATACTTGTCGTCATGCAGGCGCCCAAAGAGATCGAGCGAGGCCCCTGTTGCAAGCGCATGGGTGTAACTGCCCGGGAAAAACAGAACTGTCGGCTTGTCTTTTGCTGTACTTTGCAGATTGTTCAGCACGCTGTGCGACCGGATGTAGGGATAGACCTCGCCTACACCCGATAAAAAGATGACGTCGTGTGGCGTTGCCTCAATGGCTTCCCCGATCCTCGGGATCAGATTGGCTTTGGGGTCCAGCACCGACTGCAGCAGCTCGCGGATTTCACTCTTGTCTGTGTCGCGTTCGATCTCGAGGATCTGATCCAGAATGCCCCGCTCCTCGAGAATGCCGAGAGACAGGTCGTACAGACTGAGGTCCAGCACCGTTGTCCCTGCATGGGTAATCCGCGTCACCAGATCCAGCCGATCCTCATTCATCGACAGCCCCTCTTCCGCCGGATAGGGGCATATAAAAAATGGCACCTCATTGCCGAGGCCTTGCTTGGTCAGAAACCGCTGGCTGGTAACCACCTTGAAGAGATGTTCTGAACGCTCTCTGCGGCTGGTAGGTTTGTTCACGAAGCACCTCCATCATGGGCAAGCCCCGGAAACAGCACGAGGTCTGCAGGGCACTCCTGCTCGAGCATTGCCCTGAGCCGAGAAGAAACGATGGCAGACTGAATCCTGCGGTTGTCCGAAATGATACGTGCCTCACGCATCATCCGAAACAAAACTTGCCGAAGTTTTGCGCGGGTTGAGGGGCTGATGCTCGCCAGTCCATCAACCCACTCCGCTTTGGCGGCAAAGAGGATGTCAAAGCTCTCCAATGGCAGATCGAGCTGAAACGAAAGATAACGCTCGCGCAAGACATCAGTCGCAAATTCACGGACGAAACGATACGCACGGCAGGTGGCGAGCCAAAGCAAGGCGAGTTGATCGCCGCGATCAGCCTCGGTGAGAAGGTAGTCGCGCTCCATATCAGTGAGCGTCGAAAGACGATTCACGATTTCGCGCAGGGTGCGGCGCTGCGATGCCGCTTTGGGCAGCGAGGTTGCCCCCTTGGCAAGCGCACGGCTGATTGTTACCGACCATGGCTCGCCTGCTACGTGCAGCCGCGCGACCGCCAGCGTTTCGTTCAGGAAGAGACCGCCTGTCGAGAACGACATCTTGTAGTGTGACGGATCGGCGCGCGTCATACAGAAGACACCGTGGGTTGGCGTGCGAGCACTTCAGGGTTCAAAAGCACAATTTGCTGATCCTGAGGTCGCCGCGCAGCCGGATCCGTGTCGAGACCGAGGCGTTTTAATGCATAGAACAGAAGTGCACGGCGCAACGGAATCTGAGCCCGACCATTTTCCATGCCGTAGTCCATCTCGATGGCGCGACGCTGCGTCGGCGAGAGGTCTGGATGCGGCCCAATCTCGAGCACCACTTCGCTGTGCCAATCTTTGTCGCTTTGCTGGTCGGCCGTGACCGGTGCCCGCTTGCCAATTTCGACAATCCGCGAGAGCAGGAAATCCTTGAACACCTGATCGTTCTGACAAAAGGCGCGCGCATGCCAGCGAAAGCCGTCAAAGGCCAGCGCATGCGGCTCGATCCAGCGCGCGCTGGGCTCTGGCCGTGACATCGACTGGTAGGTCACTTGCAGGGCTGCGGGTTCATGGATTGCGGCCAACACGTCGCGCAGGGTCTCGGGCGCAACACCGCGTGCAGGGGTTGGCGTCGCGCCATAACCCGGAAACACGCTGATCCAGCTCTGCTCGCGTGAGACCAGACCCTGATCGACGGCACGCAACTGGGCGAAATAATCCTCGGCGCTGGGCGTGATGAAATGTGGAGTGAAGTTTTTGCCGCGGACATAGGCACGCTGGCTCTTGTCATAGACGAGGTTGCGCTTCCATTGGTCGGAATAGCCGCTCAGATCGAGCGAGGCCTGCTGAAGCGAGATACCGAACGTTTCCATAAGGTCAGAGCGGTTGATCCGTCCATGCCAAAACACCCGAAACTCGATGAACGCGTTGCGCCGCTTCGCGCCCCAGTTCAGCTGTTTGACGTGTTTGTGCGGCACACACTTACCTTCCGATCACTCTTCGCAAGTATAGGACTAATAATTAGTCCCACGCAATAAAATGATTCAATCTGAGGAACAGTCGATGGCCGCTAGCATTCCCCACCCGACGAAAGATCCCCACTGACGGCTTCAAGCCAGAGCAGCCCCGCTGACAGGCAGCAGCACGGGTTGGCAATGCAGGTGCAGTGGAACACACCCGGCCCTTTGCAGCCGTTGGCCACGACGTCTCAATGCTGCAGTCGCAGCCCGCATTGCTGCCATTCGCTGCATCCGCAAAATAGGGGGATGGTCGAACTTGCAGTTTGCGGTGAAACCAGAAAGCTCGGTTTCCCGCGATGTGCTTGGTCTCGGCATGGGCTCGGGCACCGTATGCGTGCAACTCACGACGACAATCCAGTATGTCAGAGTTTCTAGGCCAGGTACCGCTTTTTGGTGGCAGCGATGGGTCCAGAGCCTGTCCGTCTCCTACTTCACAGTCAGAAACGCACAGGGGGCATCATGCGCGATTTTCTGCGACGTGCTGCCCATCAAAAGGCTTTGAATGCCGCCTACGCCACGTCTGCCGGTGACAATCAGATCAGAACCTGTTTCCTCTGCGGCGGCGATTGCCTCTGCTGAAGGGGTGCCGTTGCGCACGGTCTGACTTGCAGGTTCTAAACCTGCTTCGCGCACCGTAGTTGCGGCCTCAGCCATGACCGCGCGACCGGCCTCAGCGATGGCCTCGTCCGTCGGTGGAATTTCAACCGCACCGGACCCGACGGCAAGGCCGGTTGTTGCGATTTCTGGCGTGTGAACCAGATGGATCTGGCCATCGTAGTGCTGCGCGAGATCGCAAGCGACCTTCAACGCTTTTGTGGCATGGTCCGATCCATCTACGGCGACGATAATATTCTTGAACATAATACAATCCTTCCTGTGAGTCGTAAGGAGTGTAGATGCTTCAGACATAAGTACCTTGATCCAAGTCAATAGCCAATGTTTTAGGTTTTGAGCTGGAAGGCGGGTAAACCTTGCATTGCCGAGAACCGCGCCCGGTCATCAATCAGAATTGCTTTTTATCGTACGGGAAACAGGTTGCGGAAGGGCGAGGCAATGCGGCGAGGTAGGTTGATGGACCTTGTAGCCGTTCAGAATGCTGACCTCAAACAACATCGGCCCAAAGCCGACATCTGACCCTTAATCTCGATGCCGCGCTCGCGACCCGCTTTCCTGCCATTCGCTGCGAAAGCACTACCTCAATCGCAGAAAATTCGTATTTCGCGGGGTATGGGGTATAGTGGGCAATCTGGCCAGCTCTCGCATCCGGCCCTCTAGACACTGCAGTGATAGTCAACCATTGTCGAGCTATGTCGATGCCATGTTCATTCGTCTGGATATCTCAGACAAAGGATGTATCATTTTTCTAACAACGATACATAGAACCTGGAACAATCTGGTACACAAGACACACCGGTTGTTTTCGAGTCAAAAACCTACAGGCATGTCAAAATGATAGATTTCCGAAACGCTGAGTTGCTGCACGATACTAGGGTCAATTGCGCGTCGTTTATGACGTCAATGACCGTGCAAGAATACATAGGATTGGTTAACGATGCTTACAAAGAACGCGGTGGTATTGCTGGGCAGCGGGAGCCGCTGAAAACAACCAGTGCTAAGCGTATTCGGAAGCGAATGGTGGAGGATCTTCTCGCCGGTGCAGTCCTTCCACCTGTGGTCATTGGTAAGGTGGTTGATGACCTAGCTAGCCTTGATACCACAGATGCGTTGAAGACCGCGATTTCTGATGAGGATAAAGGCGAACTTTCAATCATTGATGGGATGCAACGTACTACGGCTCTTTTAGAAGCATTCGCTGAGTCTGAAGAAGTGATCAAAGACCGCTTCTTGCGGGTGGAGTTTTGGGTTGCAGAGGAGACCGAGAGCTTAATCTATAGAATGTTGGTGCTAAACACAGGCCAGGTTCCCTGGAATCTTAGCAGGCAGCTGCAGGTCGTGTACGCGCCGTTGGTTGCCGAGATGAAGGAAAAAATCAATTTTGATCGCGTATTAGAAATTCAGGGCCCTAATCCTGAGAGGCGCACTAAAGCAGGTCAGTACAGGCCTGATGATCTCGCAGAGTTGTTTATTGCATTTGGATTGCGCAAGACTGATGTTGATACCAAGGAAACATTAGCGGATGAATTCTCGCGCCTGGATATGGCGGAAGCGCTTTCTTCTCATCTCTACAAAGAGTTTTTCTACCCGACAGTTCAATTGATGGTCGATCTTGATGGAGCTATTTCTCGCCTTGATGATCAGTTAATTCAGCCCAACGGGGATGACGAAGCAGATGGAAAAAAATTAGTTGGAAGAAATGTCTTTGATAGTAAGCCTGCCCGCATTGGGTTCGTCGTGGCCGTCGCCATTGCAGTAATGGGGCGAATTGGAATGGAGAAAGACAAGGATCAGCATGCTATGGAGCAGCGTATTGCAGCCATCAAGGATGGGTTGGCGCAGCTAACAGACAAACTCGGCAAAATGGATGCTGACGGCATGAACGATTTCCTCAAGTTAGGTGTCCTTCAACAACGACTTTACGGAACAAAGCGCTCCGCGGTTGGACGATATGAACGCGCCTTCTTTGAAGATGCGTTCAAAATTTTGATCGAAGAAAGCTTTGACATACCTACGTTGGAGACGTGCTGGCGCGGGTAAATGGCAAACCGGAATAGAGTGCAAATGTCCAATGACCTGTTTGCGAAGCTGGTGCATGCCGTGGAAGCCTCGCCGGATCGAGTGCTTTCCAATAGTGACGGATCACGGTGGATAAAAAGGCTATCAGAAGAAGACGCCGTCCTAATGTCTCAGGCAGACGTTATGGAGGCTTGTCTTGTAACACGTCATCTAAGGGCCTTTTTGATAGAGCATGAAGGAAAAAGGTTCTTAGGCGTTTCAGGGCTGGACGCCGATGATGATTTGCCTGACGGGTTTGAAGCACATGAACTCACACCTGCTTTTCTTGCGTTAGCTGTTTCTGAATTGAATCTGGTTCCAACAGCAAGTCCGATTGAGATTTTTGACAACATTGATAGCAGCTTTTTAGGTGAAGACGGCTACGAAGGTCACGAGCTCGAAGATGTCGCAAAGCTCTTCCCTGATGTGTCTATCTTTAAGCTGAACGAGGATGCAGATTCATCTAGATCAATTTGGAGGTCCATGGGCGTACTTCTTTCGGCATTCTATGGGCAAGGTCCGATTGAATTGAGCGAAGAGGCACTTAAAAGTCTAAAGGAACTCTATGAGGCGGGGTCAAATCATGTCCCATTTAGAATCATTGTGCAGGGCCAACTAGCCATGACCTGGAGTGGCTTGTTTTTGGAATTGTACAGAGCCATTGAACAATTGTACTCAGTGCCAAAGTTAACCAACCTGACTGATGAGTGGGCTTCTCCGAAACCATTCTATGAGCTTGCCGAACTGTTAGAGAACCAACTGGGGTGGCGCCCAAAAGAGGAAGATGCACTGCGAGAGCTTATCGAGAGCTGCGGAGGCTCACTTCTTGATATGCTGACCAGCGAGCTTTGCCCAAATGCCGAAAACAAAGCCAAAGCCGTAGCTAAGGCGATTTATAAGAAAAGAAATTCGTTGGTTCATTTTCGTTCAGCTATGCCAGAACAGGATTATTCTACCGAACAATGGAACAACAGAATCTACCTGATGATTAAACTCGTATCTAAATTATACGAGAGGCATGGTGAAAACTACATGTTATCCCGCGCATGATGAGCTCCCGATGCTGGGTTTAGGTAAGTTGCGGCATGTGATAGGAACATAGAGTGAACGCCTATGCTGCATCTGGCGTGCTGCACAATATCTTGCAGCGATTCAGGGTGTGTGGTCTAAGTCAACGAAGTAATGGAGCAGTTGTGAGAACTTTTTTCGAATTTTTTGCGGGTGGTGGCATGGTCCGGGCTGGTCTAGGTTCTGGCTGGTCCTGCCGTTTTGCAAATGACTTCGATGCCAACAAAGGTGAAGCATACCGCGACAACTGGGGTGACGGTGAGATGGTTGTCGATGACATCCGCAACCTGAGCCCAGATGATATGGTCGGCACACCCGATCTCGCCTGGGGTTCTTTTCCTTGTCAGGATCTCTCTCTGGCAGGCGGTGGCGCTGGCCTCAAAGGCGATCGTAGCGGAACGTTCTATCCGTTCATCTCGATCATGAAAGAGCTGCAAGACCGCAACCGAGCACCATCCATCATCGCGCTGGAAAACGTCGTCGGCACGCTGACGTCCCACAAGGGTAAAGATTTCCAGGCGATCTGTGATGCGCTGGATGAGCTTGGGTATCGATATGGCGCGCTAGTGGCCGACGCATCTCTCTTTGTTCCACAGAGTCGCCCTCGGTTGTTCGTGATTGCAGTGAAGTCTGGCGTCAAATTGCCTGATGGTATCACCGGTGATGGACCTGAGCAGCCCTGGCACACGGCCGCTCTGCGCCGCGCGATGACCAATCTTTCTGATGATCAGCGGGATAACTGGATCTGGTGGTCTATGCCTGAGCCCAGTGAGCGCGAGACGGACTTCTGCGATCTCATCGAAGACGAGCCGAAGAGCGTCAACTGGCACACCGCATCCGAGACTACAGCACTTCTGTCCATGATGAGTGAAGTCAATCTTGCGAAGGTTGAGACCGCCAAAGCTGCGAAAAAGAAAATGGTGGGCGCGATCTATAAGCGCACACGTTGGGAGCACGGTATCAAAGTGCAGCGCGCCGAGATCCGTTTCGATGACATCGCAGGATGCCTGCGCACACCTGCCGGCGGTTCTTCGCGCCAGCTGATCATGACTATTCATGGTAGCAAGATCCGGTCACGCTTGATCTCAACACGTGAGACAGCGCGCCTAATGGGGCTGCCCGACACTTACAAGCTGCCCAAGAAGTACAACCAAGCATATCATTTAACTGGAGACGGGGTCGCGGTGCCTGTAGTGCGGCACATCGCAGAGAGTATCTTCGAGCCGATCGTCAAATTAAATATGGAAGTGGATTTGATGGATGGCGGGCGCGACTCCTTGCGAGAACAATGCAGCACTGAAAGCGCGGGTGGCCGCTCTCGCTGAAGTCCTCAAGACTGAGGCGCACACTCTCGGTGATCACGGTCTTGATGATCAGGAATTCTACAACTCAGGTCTATTTCGGGGTGCCATAGAACAGATCCGAGGAGAATTCGTCGCATCGATGACGCCGAAACGTGAGTATGTGTCACATGTTCTCAATCATATGGTCGACGAAGGCTTCATTCAAGATTGGCTGTCGGCGGGCGCTGCAAACCGTCACGATTATTCGGTTACTCTGAATGATGGTAGGACGGCGGCCATCGAATTGAAGGGCTGTCTGGACGGCAACAACACGAACATTTTCACTCGGCCGCCACACGCTGATGAATTCATCATCTGGTCAGTTTGCACAAATCCATCTGCGGATCCTGCCAAGAACGTCTGGTCGGGGATACACACGCGGCTGAGTGCTGAAATGATTGACCGTGATCAGCGAATAGACGGGCTTGTAGTGTGGGATTTTGTCTGTGGGACTGTGGGGCGGCCATGCCCGAAGCTTGTCGAAGCTCCAGAGCGGCTAATTGAGCTGGGGCCGTATCGTCTTCCGCCGCCATGCGTCTACATGTTCCCTTCATCCGTCCCAGCGCCACGGAACAACGCAGCGCCTCAGCCGCAGCGAGTTGGAAGTGTCGGGATACTTAATGCGATGCACCGTTGCTTTGGTGGGCGTGATGAAGAAGTTCACAGCGTCTTCTTTGAGGCGCGGTATGATGGGGCTGACCTGCAACGCAAGACCCGCATCGAACGCAACGGGGCGCTGATGCGAGAGTCTGGGTTTACATCAATCAAGCGGGATTGATCAGCCTGCTTCGTCGAAAATTTTTGAACACCCGCGATCCTGCCGTCCTTTCTTCAGATCAGTGCGCCATCGAACCTGAAGCAAACGTCCGCTTCTCACATGGTTGCTCGTGATTTTGCCCTCGCAGCGAATGACCGGAATCCGCCCATTCTGTGGAAAAACACCGTGCTGCATCTGCAAATTTTCGAGAATTGGAAAGTTGTTCTCTGATACTCCGGTTTGGCTAAGGGACCCCGGGAAAATTTGAAGACCTCGGGAAATTGTTCTGCAAAATTTGACGTCAACGCGCTGAATCGGAGTTTTTCAACGGAATACGCCCTCCACGTCGGTCATGCTGTGACTGCGAGCAAAATCTGAGTAACCAAATTGAAAGCCAAGAAGGTCCCGCAAAGCTGCCCGTCGCGAACCCTTCGCCTAGCCCGCTGGAACCTTTTGTTAAGTGGATAACACTAGCTTGCTATATTATCAAAACCTTGCAGGTAAGCTGCGATCTCGGCGACCAGTGTCTGATCCAGCCCGTTTTTACCTCGTATTTCATCAAGGGCCCTCCGTGCCAATAAGAGTGAGACATTTGACTGTCTGAAGTTTACACTTGAGGGCGAAGGAGACCGAACCCATGGTAATGCCTTCACAGATGCCGCTTTCACCGGATGCCGGATCTGAGATTTCG